ACATTATCATACAACGGTGACCAATTATAATCACTCGCTGTATTACTTTCCGTGGCGGTGGTTTTATTCCAAGCTAGACCTAAGTAGCGTTTACCTGTCGGACTGTCACTCATACCACTACCGTTTTCATCATCAGCATACTTTATCCACGTATAAGTCGTTTGACCGTCAGCACCATCTTGACCTGCTACACCATCTTCGCCTTTAATTTTAGACCATGTATAATCTGAATAGGTCGATGATTCCGTCTGCGTTGTCTTATTGTTAGCAATACCAATGTACTCTTTACCATCGGGCGTATCACTCATACCACTGGTAGGGGTATCAGCGTATTTTACCCACGTGTAAAGGGATTGACCATCAGCTCCAGCAGGACCTTGAACACCTTGAGGACCCGTATCACCCTTATCACCTTTATCACCAGATACAGAAACAGGGTTTGTATAAGCTGTTCCGCTAGGGTTTGCATATGTAATCTTACTTCTAGTCCATATATACTTTCCTTGTTGCCAAGTTGGTACAGTAGTAGACCAAGAACCCCCAGATAAACTTGTTGGGGATGTCGAATGGTAATATTCTTCAATAATATTTGAAATTGAACGACCATCGCTTCCGTCTAAGCCATCGCTACCATCTAATCCTTTTGCACCCGTTATATTAACTGGGTCACTATATGTTATAGTCCCATCCTTTGTAACTTTTTTTGTTCTACTCCAAACATAATGGTTTTCCAGCCACTCTGGAGATGTAGTTGACCATCCACTTGTAGGTGGAGTGATAGAGGATAAGTTTACAGCATATTCTACATCAACGTTAACAATGACGCTTGACACTGACGTGTCTGTATAATCTTTTGCATTTTGTTCCGTTGTAGTCAAATCAGAGGTATACTTTGTTGAACTTGTTACAGTTGAAATAATTGAATCATCTGTAATTTTCTGTTCAGCATTTGTAATCCTTTGATTTTGGTTTGCCAGTTCACCATCAATTTCATCATTTTTTTCTTTTATCTTTAGTGCTGTTTTTTCTGATAGGCTTTCAAGTGCAACATAATATTGCAACCAGTAATTTCTAAATGTATCTTTTACTACAGTTATATTTAAATTGTTGTTTGAACTACTTGTGTCCCAAGGTGAAATTGGTGTTAACCCATCTAAATAAGATTTTAAATCATTATATGTATTTGTTAAAGCTATATAGGACGTATCGCTTGTTGACAAACCAACATTCAATGCAGATTTTCTAACAGACCAAAACTTACCTTTACTACTAGAGTCTAAAGTCGAAACAGTTGGCAATGTTGTAGTCACATTGTCCAAAACAAAACCAATAATTTCAGTTAACCTATCCTTTATAATTTGTCTTTCATTAAAATCTATTAAATTATCATTAGCAATATTTCCCAATGTCTCTTGTATCTCTGTTATCTTCACGCTTAAATCTGGGTCAAGCTCGCCCACTTCAACCCAAGTAGAACCGTTCCACTTTTTAACCATATTTGGTGTGGTTGAAGAGTCTATCCATATTGTACCATTACTTGGATTAGTAGGTTCAACATCGCTTGCCCAAGCATCATTCAAATCTAACAACGATAAAGAGCCTGTTGCTATCGTTTGTCCCATTATTTAGCACTCCTTTTTCATAATAAAAGAGCCACTTAAAATAGCTCTTTTATTATTTTCCCTTATTAAATTATACCATAATTATTATAATATGTCAAATTATGTGATATTTTATTATTTTGATACATCACAAACTAAACTTGCTCTCACTTCAATATCACTGGCGTTTACAGTGATAGTTTTTCCTGTTGGGCTACCAAATGCGCTTATTAAAGTATTGGTTGAATTATATAATGACCAAGTATAGGTGTACTCTGTACCGCCACTATCAATTTCAGCACCGTTTCTGAAAAGTTTTGCTGTAAAATTAGAACTTCCTTGCCCATTTTTAAAAGTGCTAACACCATTAACCACAACAAGTATTGGGTCGCTAACATCAGTCATCGTGCATACGTCTTGATATTTGTTTCCGTCATATGTAACCACACATTTAAAAGATTCAACACTAGGTATTGCACTTGCAGGTACAGTTAATGTCTTAGTTGTATATCCAGTTGTTCCTATGTTATAAGTTGAAGTCAACTTTCTCCAACCATTACCACCGTCGATATCTCCACCGCTAGAGGTCGTTGCTGTTGGGTCTTGGACATACCATTTAAATGCGGTTCCGTTTACCTGTGACGAGCCTTTGTATAACGTAACTTCAGCAGTTAATGTACCTTCTTCATTTTTAATAATATTACCGTTTGGCGTCCAAACCATTGCAACAACAGAATCTTCGCCCTTGTCTCCTTTTGTTTTGTTCCATGTATAGTCGGCAGGAGTTAAGCTATCAGCTTGAGTAAAATCTACGTACGTACCAATCCAGTCGCCAACATCTTCACCATTATTACCTGTAAAGGTAGAACCACCATCATTAGAGTATTTTATATGCAGATAGCTTGTTTGACCATCCGTACCGTTTTCACCAGCAATACCGTCTTCACCTTTAATTAAACTCCAGCTATAAGATGTATTGCTCGTTGGAGCACTAGCTGTTTGGGTAGTTGCAGTACCAATATATATAGCACCAGCAGGATTTGTTGTCATCCCGCTACCATCAGAGTTTTGACTATATCTTATCCATAGATATGAACTAGTCCCATCTGCACCATCTTGACCATCAAAGTAATCAGTGCCTTTTACTGGAGTGTAACCATCTTGACCTTTTTCACCATTAGAAACTTTTACAAGTTCAATATCTGATTTTGTTGTAATATCAAACCCAGTCGAGGGGTCTGTGTAAACAATTTCACAAACATAAGCCATAGAGTTGTTTGAAGTCAAAACGTTTGAAGATATTACTAGATTTGTTCCCAGCGTATAAGTTGAATCACTCACTGTGATTTCCGTTAGAGTTCCACCACCATTTACTTGGTAATACCACTTTATAGATTTTGCATCACCTATAATATTTGTGTTTGTTCCAGCTATAAAAAGCTGAGGTGTTAAAGTTTGATTACTTACACTGTAGTTTGGTGTGTAACTATTGTCGTTTGGGTTGTGAATAACTGTTTTTGATTGACTAGCACCTATATAAGAAACTATTTGCTTTGAATCATTTAAGTCTGTAATTGTCATTTGACCAGAACTTACTATTGCCATGTTAACTCTCTCCTTTTATTTCACTATATCTATATCACAAGAAAATGTTGCTCTTTTGTCAATGTCACTTCCGTCAATTGTAATCGTATTTCCAACTCCCACATGTTCGTTGTTCCAAACTGTATCGACCGTCCCGTCACTGTTAACCTTATTCCATATAAAACTGGTTGTTGGTAATGTGTTGGTAATGTTATCCTTTCCCCTGTATACCTTAGCTGTTATAGTTGTATTAATAATATTATTTTTAAATGTAAGACCGTTAGAAGATATTAACTCAACCTTCCAAACAACATCATTTTCTACCTCATCTATTCTGCTGTTAGCTTCATCATTCAGAACTTTTGCCTGTTTTTCTATTAATGAATCAATCTCAATTTGCGAGTGAGTAAAGTTATTCAAGGCAGTGTCATATTCAGATTTAACTATTAAAGTTGTTTTTGACATGTTTTGAGCATCAAGTAGTGTATATCCATCTTCTTGTAAATTAACATATAAATAATCATACAGCGATTGGTAGTTATTCTTATAATCAACTACAGATTGAATGCTGTTCCCACCATCTGTAAAAAATGTGTTTAATTTATCAATTGTATATGAATATGTTGGCTCATATTGATTATTCCAATAATTTAATAGCGTCCTTTTTTCATATGACGTAACAAAATTATCATCACTAAGCTCTTCGGTAAATCTTGTTGCGCTCTGCCAATCATCTTTTAAGTTTCCACCAGATGAACTTCTCACAATGAAAGAATCTGCTTCTATAACAACACCGCTATTATCAAATGTGAATGAGCCATTTTGGTTTGTTATTAAAAGATTTTCCCCAGCAATTACTCTACCAAGCAATCTCTCTGCTACAACGCCATCTGGAGTAATAGCTGTTTGCCAGTTTTCTCCGCCATCTTTGGACAGTGCCAGCACACCACTTTGCATAATAATTACTTCATTTGGGAAATCTGGGTTTTGTATAATAATACCACGATTTGACATCTCGACACTGTTATTTACCCCAGCAATAATTTTATTTTTTGTGGCGTCCCAAGCATTTTGTATAATAGAAAGAACATCATTTTCAACTTTGTTAACCTTATCCCATTTATGTTTGTTAACCTCTAATACTGTTGTTGCGCTAGTATTTTTGTAAATTACCTGTTGCAACTTTTCCATATCATCTAAGAGTTCTCTAGTGTTTGCCACGATAAGGTTTGCCGTTCCTTCTTCAAAATCAAACTCTATTTCTACTATAGTAGCCATATAATCAAGGTTCATTTGTGGATATCTTACTTTGATTCTATCCCCAACAACAAGCTTATCCCAATAATATTGCTCTTCTACAACATTCATAAGGTTGTCCATAGAAACATCTAACACAATCTTTGGCTCTCTTATCTTTGTAAACTCTCTTAAGCCATCATCATACAATTCTTGTTCATCTATATATCTATCGTCTCTCCACGTTTTTTCAATTATGTAAAACTCAAGTTCCTCAATTAATTCTTGGGTAAAATTAGATTCCTTAGAAATTGTATTGTAAAGTGTATCTAATTCTGATACAACAGTATCAATTTCTTGCTGTAGAGTCAAAATTTCACCTTTTTTATTGTTTACTTCTTGTTGCTTTAAGTCTCTTTCGGATTCTCTTTGCGTTATCAAGGCTGTATCATTTGTTGATTTTGCAATATCTAGTAAACCTAGTATATTTTCTAGTTCTCCTTCTAACAGCATCAAATCGGATTCCAGAACAATCATGCTAGAACGTTTTGTAGCTAAAAGGTTTTGTTTGTCTTTTATTGTTTGAGCGTTTTCACCAACAGACTTATTGTGGTCAAGTATAGCATGACACAAGTCATCAGACATATAATAAGAACTTTTTACTACTTCTTTTGTTACCTCATCTCTTTCAAATGGATACATAAAGTAAGAAAAGTCTTCTATGTATCTTTGCCCTGTAGGATTAACATTGTTTATACTTAGACCGTCGTCACCCTCAATGTATAACCTTGTTACCATTTCATCTGTTGTTCTCGTTTTTCTTATGGTTTTTAATAATCTGCCATAGTTAACCGTTAAGCCACGAAACTTACCATAAGCATCTGGGTCTTTTAAAGAAACAGACTTATTTTCTGTATCCCAAACAATAAGACCACCGAAAGCTTCAGCAACGTTATTTAGAGACTCCATTCTTGTTGAATCTGATGAACTAACATCGTTCATGGAACGATACATATGGTCAAACATTGTATCGACTTCACCCAAAGCAAACTCTGTTCCTGTCAAGACATGTGTTAAAGCTTGAGTGCCGTTGTACGTCATATCTTCTTCAAAAATAACAGACTCTTTATCTTTAAGGATATTACCATAAGAATAACAAGAAACAGTAAACGTGTCTGTATCTCCACCATCTTCCTGTATAGAGTCAACTATAAACCACTCTTTGTAAGCCCCAAAAGTTAGTTTTATCAACATTTTCTCTTTTATTAAATGTGTATCTTTATTATCTATTAAAATACTCTCTTCGCTATCCACCTTATATGGTATCGAGAATGTCAACTCATTTACTGAACCAAGTTTAAATTTGGCTGAATCAGAAAACTTTTCTGTAATAACTCCAATCACAGTTCTATTAGGTTTAGCCAAATGTAACTTGGCATTCTTTATTTTTTTATTATAATCAATATCTACGAACAATCTTACTCCCCCTTTTTCTCAAAATCGTACGACTCTAATAATTCTTTAGGTGTTACGTTTACCAAATTGTCATAATTTTTTCTTTTTATACCAGACTTGAAAAGAACTATATCTATCAGTTCACTACATATAAGCCTGTTGTAATTGTTTGAAAAATTTTTAAACTTAATATTGAATATTAACGATAAAGCCAAAGATAATACTTGTTTATAGTCATACTTTTTGCCCAATTCTTTATAGGCATTGTCTAATATTCTATATTTATGTTCACTGGATAAATTTTTAATATAATAGATTTCATGTATATTATTGTCTATTCTTAGATTTGTTAGCCTAGTATTTACAAACCTATCAGATTCTATTATAACAGCCTCTTTTAACAGTTCGTTATACGCTACAATCATACCAACATGAGTATATTCACTTTTTGTCAATTTTGATATAATTAGGGATATGAAAGATTCTTTGTTTTTTTTAAAAAAAACTACACTTCCTATCATTTTTTCACCCCTTATTAGTAATATTATACCATTAATTTTAATTTATGTCAAATATTACAATATTAAAATCTATATTTTTCTCTGTATCTGAAAGTTATTTCACAAGTTCCCTCTATAAAAAAGTCGTTATTGCCAACCTTCATTTCTAGGTCGTGAAAATCACCAATGATATTGTCATATCTATAAACACCAACAATATCAGTCTCTATCATTTCTTTTTCTGAATTTATATATATGTCTTCTTGGTCTGTTAGGTCTCTAATTTCAAAAATTTCAGAATCTTTAGTAATAGTTATATTGCCTATACCGATTTTCTTTATAGATAATTCTGGGTATACAGACGTGTGCCCATCGTTCATAATCGATATCGTATATCCGTTAACATTTGTACTTAGGTCATAAGGTTCTGTAATCACTAGTGGTGATTCAAATTTTGATGATTTTGTTCTCATCGTAATTTGTAAATAACCCTCTTTTAAACCATTGTGAACAATTCTTGAATCACCTACAGGCATACAGTGCATTATTTTGTCTGGGCTATTCTTCATACTCATCGGTCTATAATACCCCTTGTACAACCATCTGATTATGTTATCAAGTTTGAAATTATCAAAACCTTTATCAAAAGCTAAGTACATTTCAAATTCTCTTGGTGATTCATCTAGGCTGTGAAACATAGGTTCATCAGAACCTTTTACAGATGTTTCGTTTATTGCTATCCCAGAAACAAATTGTTCATCATACATTCCACTACCAATCATCACATTCTTTATGCCATAATCTTCAGAATATTCACCATCATAAAAGAATCCTATACTGTCATTAATAGTTCCCATTTCTTCACCCCTTTAAAAAGAAGGAGCGGAATTATCTCCCGCTCTTTTTAACCTCTTTGAGTATTTCTCTTGCGATATTTTTCTCGCTCTTTTTATCTGCACCATGCACATTAACAATAATGTCACCATATGTTACCGTAGAAATCGAACCTGCTGTCTGAAGTTTATCCATGTGATTTGATGTTGAAACCTTAGGCAGTATGTTCTTAACTTTATCCATAATCTTTGCCGTGTCTAGTATGTTTTTAGTTTGATTTTCGTTTAAAACAAGTTCTTTCTTATGTAACATAGCAATTCTGCCATCATCTCCAGCCCATTCGCCTGTGTAACCTCCACTCCTAAATGGAATTAAGAGTTTCTTACCAACTTGTAATCTTCTAGGGTCTATCTTCGAGTTGGCTTCGGCTATTTTCTTCCATTGCAAAGAGTTACCATAGTATTTATTGGCTAAATCCCACATAGTATCACCCTTTTTAATAGTATGGTATCTAGGTGATGGAGCAGGCTTAGGTTTACTAGAACTGCTTGAGCCACTAGAGCCAGTAGAGGATTTTGCTGTTGTTTGAGACGGTTTTGAAGCTGTTGAACCAGAACCAGTGTAAGCTTTGTATTTGACTTCTTCAGCATCTCTTATGTTTTTAAGAATTCCTTCGAGTTCAAATGTTAAATTTTTAACGTCCAAGTTGAACATGTTTTCAAACTCTTTCTTAATTTCACTAGAAAGATTAGCAAAGTTCTCACCAATACTATTGAAATTACCGTTAGCCATCTCTTCTAATCTTTGATTCATAGTTTCTAATTCACCATTTAATGTTGAGAAGTTACCCTGGATAAACTGATTTCTCATTTCGCTCCAACGCTGTTCATCGTTTATCATTTTCTCATAGAAAGCATTTACTGCAATTGATTCCTGTTCTAGCTTTTCTAACTTACTGTTGTAAGACGCTTCTTCAAAAGCTTTTTCTGTTTCAAATTTAGCAATTTGCTCTTCTCTTTGAGTGTTTATAGACTGTATGAAAAGCTCATCTTGTCTATTTTTTGTCATATCAACAATTTCTGCGTTTAAATTTGTTAATTCTGTTTGCATTTCTGCAAGCTTTTTGCGCCCCTCTAAAGATGTATCACGAGATAAAATGGAGATTTTATTTGTTAAATCGGCTTTCTTTGCGTTCTTTTCGTTAAGTTGTTCTTTAAATTCTTCTTCATTTTTCTCTTGGTCAATTTTCTTAAGTTTTTCATCATAGACGGCATTTATTTTACTAATTTCTTCATCGTACTTATCCATCTTACTTTTATGAGCTTTTTCAAGCTCTTTTCTTTCAAAGTCGATTGCTTGTTGAGCCATAGTTTGCATTTGACTGTAATAACTTTTAAGCTTTTCAATACCTCTATCAGCCACAGAGCCTCTGACATCTAAAATGTTTTTCTCTGCATTTAGTACAGAAATAGTTATATCTTCTAGCGACTCTTTTGCGTCTCTAAGTTTTTCCTCGACGTTTTTAGCCTCTTTAGATGATTTTCCATATTTTTTGACGGCATCATTATACATTTTTTGTAAATCACTAACCATGTTCTTTGTGGTCGCCTGTTCTTTTCTAAGACTATTGGCTCTTTCTCCCAACAAGCTTAGTTCTTTTTTAATGTTATCTGGGTCAACAAGTCCAGCTACCTCAATCTCGAATTCAATGTCATCTGTTTTGTCCTTGATGCCAGTTACAATTTTTTCATAATTTGTTGTGATTTCTGCAACCCAATCCTCGAACATCTGCGTTGTCTTTTCTTTAATTGAGTTGGTTACATCAATGACTTCTTTTTCTAAACTTTGAATTTTGCTAATATTTGATTCGTATTCTCTCATCAAATCATTATATTTATCCCTTTGAGCTTTGGTGTGTTTACTTGTATTCTTAAGCGATGATAATTGTCTCTCTATAGCTTTTTGTCTGTTTTTAGTGTTAGACAAATCTTTCTTTTGAACGGCTAATAATCTTTGTTCTTCCGTAACAACCTGTTTAAGAGCGTTTCTGTATTTTAATGTTCCTTCGGTCATCGCATTCATTCTTGCTTCTATTTTACCTATATTACTATTTAGTGCACTAGCTTGTCTTTCCTCTTTATTGTAAGTAAATAAATCGGACAGCTCGTCTGCATAGGCAGAGAATTGGTAATCACCATCTAAGTTTGTACCACCAACATAGACTGATTGTGATATAGTACCACTTGTTCCAGAACCTCCAGAACCACTAGTACCACTCTCACCGCTCAAAGCTCCTACAGAACCAGATTCTTGACCTATTCCACGTCCCATAAAGAAGTTTCTTATGCCACCAAATACCCCAGTTGAAGGTGTAGATGGGACTCTGTTTCCAGCAGATATAGCCCTGTTAGCTTTGGTAATATAAGTATCTAACGTTGACATAGCGTTTCTAGCTGATGTATTCATATTTATCACAGCAGTTTTAGCATCGTTTGCTGAACGTCTTATTTTATCTATGACATTTACCTGCTGTTTATGCTTGGTTATCATAGAGTTTGTATTTCTAGATACTCCAGATTTCATATCTTCAAAAGATTTTGAGCTTTTATCAGCCATATCATTGAATTTATCTCTAAAATTAACAATCTTCTCTACGTCAAGCTTTTCCAAAGATTTTTTAAGGTCTTTTACTTTATCATCAGCCTTTTCAACTGAATCTTTAAGTTTGTCGATACCTTTTCTGTCAATTCTACTAGCTAAATTTTTAATATCTTTGAGAGCATCTTCTAAATCATTTACAGCACTTTGTGCATTAATAGCACTCTCTCTTAATTCATCTATATCTCCTTTTGAATCAGAAAACAGCGAAGCAACAGAATCTAGAATGTTGCTAAACATATCTTTTAATGCCGTACCAATTTCCTCTAGTTTGCTAACTTTACCTTCTATTTGACCAAAAGTTCTATCTAAATCTTCTAGAGAAAGTTTTGTAGCGGTTAAATCACCTAGAACTTTTTCAACATCATAATTCATTGCCAATTCTAACTCTTCTTCGCCAACAGTTCTTATGTTTTCTTTTACATCGTCTACTCCAACATTTAGGTCTTCTAGTTCTCCTCCTAAATCTTGAATAAATGTTATCTCACCATCTCTCATAAAGGCTAACTTTAGATTGCCTGCGTCTGTCTTTACAACCTCTATTTTACCATTTACTTTTTCTAACTGTTCTTCCATGGCTGTCAATAGGGGATTTTCTGAGCCATCAGCCATAACTAGCTTGAAATTACCAGCTTCGTCTTGGACAAATTTCAAATCCTCATCTATTCTTGCTAGCTGATTTTTAAGAGTGTTAAAATAAACCATCTCGTCTTCGGTGTTTCCACTTTCAATAAAAGTATTAAGCTTGGTGTTTAAATCTTCAACAGACGATTTAAGCTCATCAGTCTTTTCTTTACTTTTGTCTTTTGCTTCATTGTTTTTCTCAATTTCTTCCGTGTTTATTTTAATTTCATCAGTATCAGCATTTATACTTAATTCAATATCGTATTCTTCTGCTAGCGCTTCAATTTGATTAAATTGCTTTCTAGCATCTTCTGTTAACTTGCCTTCTTCGTCAAACTGTGGTGACCAAGATTCCATCAAGGTAAACATTTCTCTTAACCCACTAATGTTGTCCTCTACATAATCATCTGTTACACCAAAGAATACAGCTAGTTCTCTTACAGAGTCTTGCCAAGCTGTTGTATTTTCTTTATTTAACTGTCTTAATGCAACCAACATTTCTAGGTGTTCTTTTATGTTTTTAGTTTCTTCTGAATTAAATCCAAATAAAGCTTCGCTTACTTCTATAGCTTGAACGGTCTTTTCGATATAGTCGTCTAAGCTTTCGTTTAGTTCACCATCTACTTCTTTGGCTAACATGTCGGCTCTAAGAGCTTGGTTACCCATCTCATTAGTTAGGTTTACAGCCAACCTTTCGGCTTCGCCACTTGTAAATCCAAGTTTCTCTAAGTCTCCAGTTAAATCATCAAAACTTCCGATACTGTTTTCGGAAACCATATTAGTAACTTCTAATAAGCCGTCCATAGACTTTGTAATTCTGTCTATGTTTTCTTGTTCATCGTCACCGTCAAATTCAAAGAAGCTGTCTGGTAAGTTGTTATAAACAGATGTCAATGTATCATTAAATTTCTTTAAATCTTCATCATCTGTAATTTTATCAGTGTATTCTCTCGTTTTTTCAGATAAATGTTTACCAAATTCTTCCCCAGTGGTTACTAATCTGGCTACAGCACTATTGAAAGCTTCTTCTCTTTCCTCTACTGTCAAATCTTCGTTTCTTGCTATTTCCCTAAGTATTCCACTATTACTAGAAATTAAAGTTTCCACAGCATTTACACTATTTGCAGACATTTGACCTAGGTGACCACTAGCTTCTAATGAAGATAAGGTTACACTTCTTGCCAAATCAGCAGAATCTTGTAAAAGAGATTCAAGTTCTTGTTGAGCAACAATAGCCTCAATTGTACGTTTTTGGACACCTTCGCCAGTATCCCAAGTTACCTCTTGGGTGTAACCATAGCTACCAGTTACATTAATTGTTTCTGTCTGTCCGTCCATCTCTTTTAATCTGTCAATAGTGTTGTAAAGCTCATCTATTTTACTAACACTGTTCTCAATATTGTCGTATAATTCTTTAACATCTTGTTCATATTGTTCTAGTGTTAGATTTGCGTATGCCTCAGATAACTCTTCCGCATATTTTACATTATCTTTCAATGCGCTGGCTTCTCTTAAATGGGCTTGACCCTTTTCGTCAACGAATTTTACCATATTAGGCATTCTGTCCGCTAGCTCATTGTTTATTTCAAGATATTCTTCGTACTCATCCGTACCTTCTTGAATTAAACCACGCTGAACTCTACCGTTTAAAGTGTTGTACTTGTCAACCAGAGAATCTAGTCCGCCCTCAGTATTTCTATAGCTGTCAACAAGCTTATCGTTAGACTCTTTTACTTTTCTCTGTATTTCTCTTTGTTCTTCGAGCTTACCAACAAAAAACTCTACAGCTTTACCGACAGCAAAGAATGTGGCGCTTAAAGCCAATGATGCTCCTAAGGAAACTAATCCTGCACCTAAACCTTTTAATAAACCTTTTGTTTTTGCTCCAGCCATTTGACCTAACGACATTGTTACTTGGTCTACACTTGCTTTAGCTTTTTCCATACCTTTTAAATCTTTTGTGACATCTTTTAAAGACACTCTAAATCCTTTAAACGTACTAATAGCGTTAAATATTGATGTTCTCATAGATGTTGATGCCCCAGCGACCCCGCCTAAAAGACCTATAACTAGAGGTAAAACACCATTATTTTCAACAAATTTTATACCAACATTTCCTAGTGTTGTCAAACCATCAATAATTAAGTTTAAACTACTACTTAACACCGCATCACCGATAGCTAAAGAGAACTCAGTAAAAATGTTTTTAAGTTTGTTTATTTTTGCTTCAAATGACTCCATGTAGGCTTCGTTTTCTCTAATAGCAGAACCTTGAGATGTTAGAGCGCTTGATGTAGCCTCTGTAGCAATATGCCAGTTGTTCATTAATGCTAAGAATCTTGATAGTTGGTATCTACCAGCCGCCTTTACACCAATATTTTGCTTTTCAGCATCAGTAAGTGTATGCCAAGTTTCACCAAGGTCTTCCAAAATATCTTGGGCTTCTCTAGCTTCACCTGCACTATCTTTTACAGCAACACCAACATTATTTAATGCACTTTCTGCACCTTCCATTGTTGTCAATCTTGAATAGATTGTCTTTAAAGAGTTACCCAGAACTTCACCTGTTTCACCAGTTAATGTTGAAATAGCTGTAATATGCCCTAAACTTTCTTCCATTTCTACACCAAAAGTTTTTGCTACTGATGCAGATTTTGACATACCTTTTGCTAACTGTTGCGTTGAAACGGCAAAGTTGTTGTCAACTTCGTTCATTGAGTCAACGATTCTTACAGATTCTTCTGCAGAAATGTTAAAGGCATTCATAGTTGAAATTAGCGCTTGACCAGAATCTTGTGCAGATAAATCAGATACGTTAGCCATTAATGTTGCAGTATTTGTAATTGCTAACAATTGTGATTCATTAAAGTCTCCAAAAGTACGAGCAAAATCATTCATTGTTTGCATTACATCATGAACATTATTACCTAGCTCTTTAGATAGCTCCATAGTACTAGTAAAGATGTTATCTGGGTCTAAATCCTCAGATAAAACACGTCTAAGCTCTGTCATAGCTTTATCTACTTTAAGAATTTCTCTTGTCATATTTCTTACAGAACGTAATGTACCATAGAATAGTGTCATTGCACTCATCCAGACAGGCACACGAGCCATAGCAATTTTGAGCTGTTCCATAACGCCTAAGTTTCTATTTACGTTATGTTCAATGGCTGAACCAGATTGAGCTAATTTTTTAGCATTTCTGTCTAATTGCAGGTTATATGTTTCAATTTCTTTTCCTTTACCAGCCATCTTAACACCAATTTTATCAATCGTTCTACCAAACTTATCTTGTTCAGTAGTTAAGCTGATTGTTTCTACTTTACCTTTGTAAAGTTGACCGATGTATTTTTTAAGCGTGTCAACATCTTTAGCATTAACAGCATTAGAGATATTATTATATTTATAAATATCTAAGGCGGTTGCCTGTGTTTTTTTACCAGATAAATCTATTAGGATTTTTTCGTTCTCTATTCTTTTTCTCATTTCAGAGTTATACTTTTGTGTTTGTAGTCGTAATCTTTCTAATAATGCTCTAGCTGAATTTCCGCCATCTTTATTTGCTTGACCAACAACTACTTTTATTTGTTTTTCTAGCTCTAATCTTTCTTGTGCTGATGAACTGTAAACTCTAGTATACCTATCAAGCTCTTTTAAAAGCTGATTTTCAAGTTTCATTGACTGAACTCTGTTTGTTCTAAAGTCAGTTCTTTTTACTATAGCCTGTAATTGCTCTTCAACTTTAAGGTAATCTCTACCAGTTTTAGCATTATTCGCCATTGCTCTAGCTTGCTCAAGTAATCTTTTAGTTTTACCATCATCAGCATAAGAATTTTTTTCTAGAGAATTAATTCTTTTGAAGATATCCAATCTTCTCTTTTTTTCACTAATGACTTCTTTTTCAGATTTTACGTAATCATTATTACTGTTTACAATTTTATCTATTTCATTTCGATACTTTTTAACATTGGCTGTATCACTAGACTTTATTGCATTTTTAAGATTTTCTAAATCTTGTATACTGGCTTTAATAGAGCTGTCATAACTTTTGTCACCAGTTAAATCCGATTGCATTTTTCTCTGGCTTTTTGTTATTGATAATATTAACTTCTCTCTATCAATATAATCATTATTTGTTTTTGAGATTTGAGATTGTAAAATATTTTCCTCTTTAATCTGTAATCTAAGACCCTCTACAGCCTTTTGAGTAATAGTCCCAGAGTTAACTTTTTTCTCAAGTTCTTCATATTGTTTTAATAGATTACTTTTACCTAATCCATCATCCATTTTGTCGATGTCTGAGTACATTTTTCTTAAGGCTGTACCAGCTCTGTCAACATTTTTTTCTAAAGTATTAATTGTCTGTTGATTGATAGGTGAAAAACTATTCTTTTCAGAATCCCACTCATATCTAATTTTTTGTACAACACCGTTTGCTTGTTGCAATTGTGCAACGAAACCTTGTAGATTTCCTTCTGCATCTTTAAACTCATGTGTACTAAACAATCCTTTACCAAATGTTTCATTCATAGCTGTTTTTACTTGGTTTATACCTTGAACCATTTTACCAGCATCAAAACCAGCAAACATACCTGTTTTACTACCTGTTTTGCCAGCACCAGACAAAGTTTTGTTCATTTTTTCTACTTGCGTACCATACTTTTTATTAAAGTCACCTACAGTCTTATAAATATCTTGTAGTTGTTTTTTAATATTACTTGCCGAACCAGCTACATCAATATCTACTTTAATTTTAAGCGGTTTAAAAGTTTTAGATGACTCCATTTTTGTCTTTAAAGCTCTTACTTCTCTATTTAGTTTAGATATAGTTGCATCTAACTCTACAGCAAGCTTTAAAGGGTTTTTTTCTAATGATGTTGACATCTCTTTAATTTGCTTTTTAATCTTTGGTAAGCTACCTTTTTTATCCAATTCTGCTCTAAGTTTCACAACCTCAGATTTCAAAAGCATACTTAAATCATTGTTACCTGCCAAATAAATCACCCCTCATATACTAGTTTCTTGACACTAAAAATAAAACAGCCAAGAAACTATGCTTGGCTGTTTTTAAAATAAATCGTCTAAATCATCGTCATTATCTCTTACAATATAAATTTCTGTTGTTGTAGAACTTTCATGTCCTAATAAAGCCTGTACAGCCTTAATGTCTTTACCTTCTTCAACAACACTATTAGTTGCTCTACTACTTCTGAATAAGTGGGGATGAACTGGTCTTCCACCTAGAATTTCGCTAAACTGTTTGCACCACAAGTTAAACGCATTTGCTGAAACTTGCTTGTATCCATCACTCATTTTTCTTGCAAAAACAAAGTCACATTCATCTTTCACACCAGAATTTTCTCTATATTCTAACCATCTTTTTATTGCCTTCATTGCTTTTTCGTCAAAGGCAAACTTTCTTTCTTTACCTTGTGCTCCCCTACCCTTGGCTCTGATTTTATGTGTTATATAAAAATTCTTATCTTTACCGTTCTTGTCTTTAGCTTTTTCATAATGAATAACTTCTTTTAATAATTGCCTAGATTCTTCTCTCCGACAACCTGTGCTATAAACAAACCTAATCCACGCTACCTTTTGCCATTCGCCCATTTTTTCTAACTCAGAGACCAATGTTTCTATCTCTTTTGTTGATAAAGGTTGTTTTTCTTTGACAGCGTTTTTTGCCACGTTAGGGATAGCCTTTGTAAAAATATTCCTAAAAGTAGGGTGTTCATCATTATAATAAACTTCAATAAAACCACATAAACTTGATACAGCAGAACGCTTAAACTTAATCGCACTAGAGCTTAATCCTTTTTTAATCAAAAAATTCTGATATTTTAAAGCATCTCTAGGTTTTAAATCTGTTATATCTTTGTTCTTAGCATTATCATGAACCCACTTTGCAAAAATCTTTAAACCAGATTCATATTGTTTTAGTGTCTGTTTAGATAGGTGCTCTTGTGATAGGAATTCTTCGATTAATTCTTTGTTGTATTCATTTACACTATTTTCCCAAAATTCTTGTGTTACCTCTTCTATTTTTTTAAATCCCATTTTAACTCACCATCTTTATGATTTTTTCTCAAGTTCTAAACTTATTCCTTTTGGTGCAAACTTCATAAACTCATCCATGACTCTAGGGATATATTTTGTACCATCAAAATAAGTAAACCTATACACTTCTTTGCCGATTTTTCTTTCTAATTTTTTAGAGTGCCAACCATAACTTATTAGAATTATGGCGTGACCTTTACTGCCACCTTTGAAAATAGATGGGTGATATGCTAAACTGTCATCATATTCAAGTCTTATACCGTAATATCTCTGGTCAATTCTGAAAGGTTTACCTAATTTAATTGATTTTTGAGCATCTCTTGTTCTAATATACTGTTTAGGCTGGTAACTATTCATGTCTTGTCTCCAAAGTTTTACAGCTATATATTTTAATCTTCTAGCCTCTTGTTGTAAGGTTTTTAAAGCTTGGTCTTCACTCATACCAGTTAGCTGACTTTGTAAGCCTTGACTTAAATTATTCTTTGCCATCTTTGAACACTTCTAGTGCTTGAACATTATCAATTTTTGAAAGAATTTCATCTGACTCTTTTTCAGCCTCAGTGATATTTTCATTCATTCTATCAATTGATAATTTAAGCAATTCATAAATTTTAGTTACTTCATCTTCTGGCAATACAGAAATGATTTTACCAAATAATCCTAAGTCAATTAAAACTGACATTGTGTCTAGTGCATCGTCAATATCTTCTGGAATGTCTAAATTAGTAAATTCTCTAATAATTAATAATGTAGAGTATGAAGTTGCTAAATCTAAAATTTCTGGTCTTGAACCTGCTTCATTAAAGAATTCGACCAAACTATCTAAAACATTGTGCTGTTTTGTTTGTCTAAAATGTTTGTCTACTTTAATTTTATATTCTTGACCGTTTACCTCAAGTTTATGTTCTTCTGTCTCGTTTAATTTCTTATTTTGCTTTTTTAACTCCGCTAAAGTTAAATTTTTCATTTTTTCTGCCATTTTATTATCCCCTTTTCATCATTTTGCACAAATTTTTACACTATTTTATATTATTTTAGTGTAAAGTGCACAGTTTTTTACTAAAAATTTTAGATAAAATTGTTCTTTTATTTATCTAAAATATAAGCTATAATATAATTGTAACCCATATTTTAAACAAAAAAATCGGGCAAACATATGTTATGTTTGCCCTTATAAAAAATCATACTTGTCCCTATGTATCTCCTTTTTTCTCTAATTACATAGTGATGATATCGTATAATTTGTTTGTAGTTGGGTCAACCAACACATCTAAGTTAAAATCAAATACAGAAACGTTTTCTACGTCCATTGTAAGTGAGAATGCAGATTGTAATTTAGCTTGTGGAATAACAAACTGCATCTTGCGTAATTGACCATATTGGTCTTTACCTAATGTATCACCAACAACACGATATGTAGCAGGGAATGCGCTCGCTGAGAAAGTAATCTTAGAAGCATTTTCATCCATTAATTGATACTCATAGAAAGCCATTACTGTGTCACCAGCTACAGCGCCTGCTGTAATATCAACTTCACCACCAAGGTTTGCGCCCACAGTAACCTCAACCGCAGGGTCGATTACACCGTTTTTAACTAACATTACATTGATATTTTCTGCTGTTGCCTCCGCTAAAGTAATTGTATAACCGTTTGTTGCATCGCCTGCAACAGTAAGTGTTTCACGACCTACAACTGTAATACCTGCTGAACCATCTTGAACTGCGTTACCACTTAACATAGCAAGTGAAACGTCAGAAAGTAAAGCGTCTTGCATAGTTAATGTCGCTCTACGACCATAATCCCAAGACATAAGCCTTGCTCCACCTTGACCGCCTGTTGCCTCAGCGCTCTCTGATTCATTTTCGATTGTTGACACTTTTAATGTATCAAAAAATAGTTGTGGTTTTCCTGTACTTACGTCAAAGAAGATAACATTTGCTACCTCTTTTAAACCATATCTTTTATTTGCCATTTTTTAAATTCCTCCTGTTTATATTAAAAAATTATATGATAAAGCAGATTATCCTCTGCTAGACCAGTGAGTTAATTCGACATCTTTTGCTCCTGCCATCATAGCTTTTATACTAATATCATAACCATCAATCATCTCTAACCTATTATATTCGTCATAGATTTGATAGATTGTGAAATTCCACACATTAAGTTTGTTCATCGTATTACTTTTTGTGGTAACCGAGCTTACAATGTCAGAAAAGTCTTTGTCATCTTTTTCATCTTCATTTTGCATTTTCTTTCTATCTTGAACTTTTTTGTTCATATCCTTCATGTGTTGCTGTAACTTTTTAACTTCTTCGTCTTCTGATTCTACCTCTTTTTCATCTTCATAAGATGGGGAATCTATGTAGTTTTGTAGTTTTACAATTTTTACAATATTATCAAAATTGTCTCTATTTATAACAATAATATCTTCTTCTTTTGCAGATTCTAATTTTTCTTCGTTGTAATCAAAAAACTCTATACCGTTTTTATCTACTTTTCTCTCAATTATTCCTAGAGAATCAAAGTTAACGGCTATTGTTTTTTTGTCAATAAAGAATAAATCCTCTGTTTGTAAAATAATAGACAAAGAGTTTAATAAATCGTATTTCATCATTTCTCCACCGAATGTCGTATAAAAGTCAAATAATTTTAAATCATCATAATTGTCTAAAATTATTTTCTTTTTATCTTCATCGAAAACAGAATCAAGTAAATCATCAAAAGACAAGGATAAAAGCTGAACACTAGACATATACTTTGTATAACCTATAGACTCTATTTCACCAAGTGTTAAAGGTTTGATATTTATATTGTCTACTTTCATTAATGAACCCTTTAAAAGAGACATTTTTAAATCTATAACCTTCATTTCTTTAAAATCCATGATTAAAACAGCCTTTTAGACTTTTCAACCTCAATATCGGTTGGTGTCGTCTCTGGTGAGAAATAATCAGAAAATAGTCTTATGGCATCAAACTTGGAATTTACTGAAAGATGCTGGAAACCGTTAAACGGCATAGTTATAATTGGATTGCCAGAACGTCTACCAATTGTATTTACTATTTCTTCCATAATCTCATAAGGTCTAATAAACTCTTTTTTATAACTTTCATCCCAAGCCAGCCACAAATTTTTCGACACAATTATATCAATTACAAATGAAGATTCTCTAATTCTTTCACCGTCTAATTCTCCAGTAGAATAATAAGCTCTAATCATACTCTTATCTTCTATTGTTGCTTCTGGGTCGAAAGGTGTAGGAGAAATTCTACAGAAAGAATCGGATTGTTTGATAATTTGAATATTTTTTTTCTCCATATTATCTTGAAAGCTATTAAAACCATCTGGTCTACTAGCAATGTCAAAGTTGCTAGAGTCTTTGTCTATGATTAGTAGACTTACCAGCCTGTCATTATATCTAAGCTGATTCATAACCTTTACAACTTCATTTGACATATTACTTATTTTAGCCATTACCACAATCCTCCTTCTGTCTCTGTAATGATATCTGTATCATCTGTATCGTAATTATTATGTGCGTAACCATTGACGAAATCATCTTGAGTATTTTCTGTAGTTATTTTTAATGTACATTGAATAAGACCGTTGCTATTTGAATCAATGTTGGTTATATCATCTATACCAACAATCTCATACACTTTACTATTAAAAATGAATCTAAAATTTAAATTAAAGTTTCTTGTCAAGTCATTACTTTCAAAAGTTAAAAACATCTGACCCATCGGCAACCTAACATCATATTTGTTCCACTCAATGTCATTCTTGCTTTGCTTAGACTTAGAGCCTAAGTCAGTTGCAGAAACGATACATTTTATATCATGCTTTACGCCATCTTTGTCAACCCATCTTAATCTTTGATTTATTTTTAGCGCTAACATTTTTAAACTTGTTGATGCGTTACCACCATATTTATCTATTAACATATACCACTCATCGTCTATAAGAACATTCATACCTATTTCCAATGTCTCCATAGGTCTAAGTATTACCTCTCTTAAAGTACCAAGTCTCTCAACTTCAACAACTCTAGCGTCAATTTCAGTAATTTCTATATGAGTTAAAGAGTCAACTTGTAGCCTCCTAAAAGTTGGAGATGAAGAAAAGTTCTCATTGATAAAGTTAATAGTATTTTCTTGATAAACGTCGCCAACATTATCTCCACTTCTACCTAGCCTTCTTGAATACTTGTCTAGATATGACACATCTAAACACCTTCAATCTTATTTAGCATTGTTTTGATAATATTTATAGATTTAAAAACTTCTCTTTTAATTATTTTCTTCTCGCTATTGGTTTTGGCAACCTCTTTCTTTATTGACTCTAATGTTGATAATAAAGAAATGTACTCAGATGAGCTTTCCATATTCACAACGTTTTCTAAACCATATAGTTCAAATATGAGAGATTCTACGTATGTGTCAACACCTTCGTTGTTCTCTTCATATAATGGTAAAACTTTAAATACACTATTTATTAGGGTGTCAAGATACCCAACTAATCTTTCGTTGTTAGAAATCATTGCCCCATCTCCATATATGTGTATTCTGTTATAAGTTTTTTTGACTCTTTTTGCAAGAGCCTATATAGTAAGTTTAGTTCTCTTAGCTGATTTGCCTGAGAGTATATTTTAAAATCTTTATCACTCAATGATTGTTTTATTACTTCTGTTGATAGCACCTGAGGCTTCATATATTCTACAAGCATTAAATGTGTTAAGATTGCCATTTCAAATTCTGTTAAACTATTAGGTATAATAGCGTTTTCTATAGTGTATAGACCATTTTGATAAGATATGTCAGATTCTAGAACATCGTATTTATTAATAAGCTCTGTTTTATTCTCTACAGTATCGCTATCATATTTTTCTTTTACGGTCTTTTTTACACCAAAATAGTGACCGATTTCATCTTCTAGTAAATCAAGGTTATTTTTACATTTATAAAATTTTGGTTTTGCCTTTTTATAATATGTCAGTAAATCCTCTTTTACACCAGTTGGGTCGGTCTGTATACTTTGTAATAGTTTGTAATCAGATAAGCTAGACAGAAAATAGTCATACAATTCATCTAAATATGTTCTTTCCATCTTGGACACCTCTTATCAGTCATTTTTAATTTTAATTACATCTTCTAAGGGTGCGTTATCCTCTAATGAAAAACCAAATAACTGCTGGATTGTGTTAATCTTTTTAACACTGTCTAATTTACCATTAGTATACATTTCCTTAGCTTTTTCAATAAACGCCTGTTTTGCACCTTTAGGCATATTTTTTACAAAAACTTCGATTTCTTCTGGAGATTTAGAAATGATTTCTTCTACATTTTGTGGTGTCACAATATTTTTATAAATTTCAGTCAACTCAAATTCATCTTGAATGTGTGGATTCAGAACAATTAACCAGCCGTCTTTAAAGACTTTTGGGCTTCTGTTTCTAATATTTAATAGTTCACCATATGGAATTTTAGTTGTTTGACCAAAATCTGTCATTCTCCAAACACGACCAGTCATATCTGACCTGTGGACTAATGTTCCGCTTAAACCGTTCATAACAACAATTAGGTCATCGTCTTTAAATTTAAAAGCTTTTGTCTCAACAACAACTGTCTTTTCAATTTCTTTTCTTTCTTCTGCTTCTTTTAAATCTTTATCTTCCTGCTCAACCATCTCTTCTAGTTTAGCATTTGTATAAATTTTTCCATTTTCGTCTTTTAAGTCTTCTTTGTCATAGCCATATTCTTCAATTAAAAGTTTTACTAATTCTTTTTTAGATAATTTTTTAACCATTATTACTACCCCTTTTTCTCATTTTTAAGGGGTTGATTTCTCAACCCCTATTTGTTATAATATTATTTATTAAGCACCAAATTTAACGAAACCGAATGCTTTAGAAGTTACAACGGCAATACCAAACTTGTTAGATACAAAGTATTCTTGCATCATGTCAGATGAAGTTCCACCTTGATTATCTTGGATAATTGCGTCACCTTCGTTAACAACTTTAACCATTTTGTCTGCATTTTGTGGTAATAATAATACAAAGTCATTACCAATTGAGAATTCGTCAGTACCATATTTATGGGTTTGAGCGATTTCACGTAGTTCGATACTAGCAATTTTGCCATAGTATCCTAAGTCGTTCTTAGTATCAACCATAGCATCAGTTGTAGCGTCTGGAGCTAGCTTACGTAAAGCAAGTTTAGTACCGTGGATTGCCACTTTTTCACCAGTACGAGCCTCAATATGCATAGCCAATTCAATAATTTCTTCCTCTGTAGGAACAGTTGTTGCAGTAAAGTGATATGTACCATTGTACTCACCATATGATTGCATTACAGCAATAGCAATACGTTCGTTAAGGTCTTTCTTGAACGACTTTGCAATTCCTTCGATGAAATCAGCCCAGTCAACACGACCTGCTAAGAAGCGGTGGAAATCTTCTCCAACTTTAATAGCATATGTATCAAGAGATACTGAGAACTCTTGTCCATCACGTAAACGTTGTCTACGGATATTACTATTTCCATCAGAAACGAGAGCGACACGGAATAAGTTGTTTGCAGGAACTTTAAATAAGTTTTCATCGCCCCATGCTAAGTTACGATATTCTGCGAAAGCCTCTAAATCGTTTGAAAGGTCTTCTTGAACAGTTTCGTTGATAATTTCTTCAAGAATTTCAAAGATTTCTACCTTATGTTTACGGAAAGTTTTACGGTCAATCTTACCGTTTCCTTCTAGTGAGAATTCCATTAATTCTGCGAAAGCCTTACGAAGTGCATCGTTAGCTTCATTTGTTGAATAGTTTTGTACTCTGCCTTTTGCTAAATCGACAGCTAATTTAATCATTTCATTCATTTCAAATTTTCCTCCCTATTTTTGGTTAATTACCGTACAACTTGTACAGCATATGAATCAGTATTTAAGTCTAGTTCTCTAGTCGCATCTTCGATTACTTTGAAAGCAATTTTTGCAGTATCTGCATCAGCTGGTAAAGTTGGCACACCTAGCTTACCAGCAGTTTTAACAGTTAAAAGATCACCTTTAGCTGGTACACCATCAAATAAATCAGCAGTTAAAGTAATGATATCACCATCTGCTAAGCGATAAGCACGAGCAGTTTTACCAGCTTCAATTAGATAGTCTGCTAATTTATACTTTCTTTCATCAGCCATAACCTCTGGGTTGTGGACTAAAAGAACCTCTTCTGCCATATCTGCTTCAACAGCAAGAGTACCATATTTTACCTCTGCCTCACCTGCAACTAAATCACCAAGCTTTACAAATACACCATTAGTAGTTTCTACAGCAGTGCTACCATCATTAGTGACAATAACTGATTCTAAATTACCGTTATAACCAGATAAAACTCTATCTTTACGTACAATAGCCATTTTTAAATTCCTCCATTTTTATAATTATTATTTATTTCTATATTTTTCAACTAAACCACCATAAGGTGTTTCGTCTACTTTATCTTTGCTGAAACTTAACTTAATAGTTTCTTTTTCTTTCTTTGTAAAATTCTTTTTGCTAGCAACTTTTTTACCTAAAATTGCATAACATTTTTCTTCAATTTCTTCTAAAGAAAATTCATGAACATTAATATCTTTTACATCTTCTTCGTTTAACTGGAATTTTTCAAAGATATCTTTCGAGTTAGATTCATGCTCATCTTTTAACTTATCAAGTTTAAACTCTTTTAACTCTTCATTTTCTTCTTTTAAAGATTCGTATGTAGAGCGCATTAAACTTAAAGCATCTTTTTCTTCTTTTGTTAAATACTCAGCGAATACCTCACCTAAGTTTTCTACAAGTTCTGCTTTTTCATTTACAATCTGATAAGCAATCTTATAATGCTTGTTTTCGCTATAGTTATAAGCAACAAAGGTTTTTTCAAACACTTCTGTTACATACATATCACCGTAGCCTAATTCTTCAATTAAACCATAAAGTGATGAACGAATATCTTCATGAGACATTTCAAAAAACACTGTAAATACCTTGTCTTCTTTTTCTTCATCTTCTGTATTTTCGTCAATAACTTCTTCTAAAGTTTCTTCTGTTACTTCATCATGATTTTCTTCATCTTCGGTCTCAGTATCAACTTTATCTTCAGTTACGACTACAGTCTCTTCTTGAGATTCTTCTTGTTCAACTTGTTCAACTTTATCTTCTGCTAAAATTTCATCTTCTGAATCATCTTCAACATCGGTATCAAAAGCTTCTTTCACAGCAACTTCCAAATCTTCATCGTTTAATGATTCAAAGTCAATATTTTTTGCTGTTAAATCTTCTTTTGAAATAGAATATTTTTCTAACAATTCTTCAAGCAATTTACTATCCCCTTTCTCTTCTGATAAGGAAGTTTTTAACTCATAAATCATATGAGAAAACTCTTTCTTAAATTCATTTTTATTCAAAGAGTAACCAGTTATACTAGCATCTTCAAAGGCTGGCTCAACATTGTCGCCCAAAATACATAATGCTGAAAAATTGAAACCATCAATAATATAAGTGTCTTTTTCATCAGACCATTTTCCATCTGTGATTTCAATCTCCATTGACTGACCTTTGCCATTTTCAATAATGTCATAAGCTTCTTCGTATCTACCAGTCCACAAGTAACACCCATGGATTGTCAAATACTCTCTTGTGACACCATCGTCACCTTTAACTTCTTCCCATTCATATGTAGCTGATTCTGGAACAACACCGTATGGCTTTGTTGTATGAATATATTTGTATGTATCAATATCAATTTTGCCACCGTGACCTTTATAGTCTTCTGATTCAACAGAGTATTCTCCAACAATCGGAATATTTTTTAACGTGGGAAGAGCTTTTTCGACCGCATTTTTTGTAATGTAAGATGCGTTTCTATTCTGTCCAGTATACATAACTCTTACTTTGCAGGTAGAGAAAAGTGGATTAATCGCTTTAACATCACTAATATTTGCTTTAAACTCTAAAATTTTATCCATTTTTACTTCTCCACCCCCTTTCAAAATTTAGTTAAGCTATTTATCTCTAGCTCTAGCACCCTCATCGCCAATATCCTCAACCTCAGATTCTGGTCTACCTTCTGATTCTTCAATACCATCAGAACCCATGGTGTGACTACTAGCCAAAGGAATTAAATTATGATGCAATTCAAACACATCATTTTCAAGTGTAATTAAATTTGTAAGTTCAATAGGGCTTAAACCTAATACAGCACCGATATGGCTTTTAACTGGAATACCGTATTGAGCTGATTCAAGATACATCTTATGTTTCTCTTTTTCATTAAATCTAGTAACATCTAAAATATCTACACTAAACATAAGATTTTTAAAATTAAACTTAAGGTATCTGTTTAACCATCTTTCAATCTGGTTTAATACATCAAAAACAATATTTTCATCTGTCTTAATAGACATTTGTAAACCTTGTGATGTAGATTTATCTGCATTAAATAGTAATTGAGAAGTACCATTTCCAGACCAGAAGTCTCTTTCAGCTTTTGCGACACCATCACTGTCAGCCCTATCTTTGTCAAACTTAACTGTATCAATTGGCATAGGTGAAGTGATAACCCCAACATTATCTGGAACCGTTTCTGATGCTAAATTGTGGAAATACATCATTGTATCCATATCAATCATAAAGTCGTTGTTATCTTCAGAATCTTTTCTCATAGGAAGTTCTTGAGTAATTAACATATAATTACTAATCTCTTCTTTATTTTTTCTTAATCTCTTGAATCCTTCCATATCAAAAATTGCATCAAAACTTCCAGCAAACGGTGGAAATGTTTCTAACATAGACTCATTGATTTTAATACAAATAGTATTCTGAGAATCAAGTTCAACCCAACTACCTAATCTTCTATCATTTACTTTTCTGTTTTTCCATAAGATATATTTCTGTTGAACCTCTTCTGCCCAACTAGAAAGTTCATCTTCATTACCAGAAAAATGTTCCATATTTATACTAAAACTATAAACACCATCTTCAACAGAAGTTATCTTTGCGATTGAGCTGTCAATTTTTTGTATATAAAAATCATTCTTTGTTTTATGTACATAGCCAAAAAACACATCTTCGACAAAAGCTACATTTAATAGCTTGGTAAATTCGTGTTTTATATTTAAAACTTTTAAGAATTCTGCAACTTGATTATATTGCTTTAAAATCTTAGTTTTATCTATACCTGCCAAACTAACAGATGGTACTAATACATGCGCAAAGGTTGGCATTTCTGCAAAGTGCCTAACCAATCTTTGATATTGTGGGCTTTTTGCATATAATAATTTTGATACATCAACTAGTTTTTTCTGATTTTTTTCTAGTTTAAATCCTTCTAAAAATGTCTGAATATCACTTTGCTTATATTTGGAAAGTAAAGATTTGCTGTTCAAATCCCTTGATAAATCATTAATAACTAACTTAGCAAAATCTTCTCTTTTAAAAGACATAGAATTTCTTCTGATATTATCAACATTCCTCACGTCTCTATCATTAGTCGTCATTCATATCACCCCTATCTATTCGAAAGTTCTATATTTTGGTTTTTTAACTGCAACATAACCTGTTGCATTAAACTTAGGTCTATTTTTCTTGCGCTGATTTTTCTTTTCTTCAAGGTATATATAGTAGAGTCCGTATGAAACTGCAGAATATCTATCCTTTTCCATTTGGCTTGATACACGCTTGACTCTAGTTTTATTGCCCTGTGCTTCGAATGTCAAGTTCATAACTTCATCAACGAATAATGATGTTTCCACGTGTGGAATCAATTGTTGTGCAAGTTTTTCAGAATCTTTTTCTTTACTCTCTTCTTTTATGACATTTTCACTAACAAGTAATTTTAGGTCATGGTTTGAAATGGTAGCCATAAAGTGGTTATGTATATCTGATGCACTTGTCTCTTTTGTGTTAGACATGACATTAAATATAAGTGGTAGTGAATTTGGTTGTTTATATTTATCATAACTGCTATCATTAACAACAGAATATGAAGGAAATCTGTCTTCTTTTACAAGATAGTCTATCAAACCTCTACCTAAACCATTACCATCGACTACAACCATAGATGCATTATATTTGCTAACAAGTTCTTTAACGTAAATTGATTGTTTTTCAAAGTGCATATTGCCTTTATATGTATGTATATTAACTAGGTGTTTAATATAAGTCCCATTACCTCTTGCTGTAAGTTTAAATACAGCAATTGCTGTTGTTGCTGTCTTTTTCTTTTCTGAACGTGCAACGTCAACAGACAATACGTATTTTACATCAGATTTAACTTTTAAAGCTTCTAACTCTGATTTCACCAATACTCTTGATTTTTCCAAGTCTTTTAGTTGAACCAAGCTGTTCTCGCTTGAACCAGTCCACACACTCATATATTCTCTCAATTTGTTATCGTGAGGGCTTTTTATCTCTCACTTCTAGGAGTTTCCCCCATTATACCTTGTTAATTCAAGGCTAGTTCAGCATACATTTTCACCTTCGTACGTTAGTATGTTAAGGTGTTGGACGCTCTTGGCAGAATTATATTCTAATTTAATAGTTTCATCTGCTATGCGTTACGATACTACATATTTTTTATGATATATAGTTATCTCGGTATTACCATATCTAATTAATATTAAAGTTAGGTTTCACCGATATCGCCCAATAATAATTCTGAATATTTCTAATCAGAACGCCAAAAAATTTAGCATATTGAAGTGGACTCATTGACGGGTCATTTTTTACCTCTTCTATGTAAGCTGGGTCTAGTTGCTCAAACATAACTGGTAAAGTCCAATCATTACCAATCACAAAAGCTGATTTGCCCATAGCCATTTCTGTCATAACGCTAAATAATTGTTCCCAAGCATACGACTGTTTTGAACTTGCCGTAGTAACGTAGCTCAATTGTTTATGGATATCATATTTTGAAACTTTACCATCTGCACCCTTACGGTTGTTTGCTAGTAATGGTAATAGTACCTCACCGATAATTTCTCTGTGTTTTTCCATACTAACAATCTCTTCAAAACTAAGTCCGTGTCTTCTGAGACCACGTGAACCTTGACTCGCAACAACAATATCTAAGATACTGCCGTTCCAAAACGTAAGCCTTGTAAAGTCTTTTGCAAAAGTATGTTTTTTAACTTCGCCTTTTAACAAGGGAATAAAATTCCAAATAGCCTCTATATTAGCTTGACTGATTTGGGCGGCTTGGTCTTTTTGTGGCGCAACCAAAGATAATTTAATTCCTGGATAAAATATACATTTAAGATACATACTTAAAATATTTAGGAAAGATTTACTCGTTCCCCTAGTAGATGTGATGTACTAATAAACCTTCTTGTATCTCGCCATAATTCTTAAAAATAATCTCTGAAAAGGGTAAAGTTCAAAAGAACCGTCTTTAGGCTTTATATAGTCTATAAATAAATCTGGGTAGTATTGAAAAAACGCTAACATATTTGCAAATATTGGTAGCATATCTTCAACGTTTTTAACATTAGTTCCTTGAACATTCTCTAATTCAGACCATGGTTTCCACTTAGAAGTCATTGTGCATCACCTCCGTTTCAAGGAAAGCGGTTTTTGAATTAATCATCTAAATCACCGTCTTCACCAGAATCGTTCAATCCAAGCTCATCTTCATAATCTTCATCAATTTCAACTGGTGTTAAATCTTCTTTATAAAACTCTTCCAACTCATCTTTCATCTCTTCTGGAATGTCTCTAAGAATCTCTTTACCAACCAATCTATGATAATAATTAGACAACGCAATCATCATGCCATCAACAATATCTCTTTCAAACTCTACTGGCGGTGGTTGTCTCCAACCTCTTTTTTCAACTTCCTCCCATATCTGAGAAAAGCTTCTTATACCAGTAGCATCATCAATGCCTTTTCTATCAACAGGTCTAAAGCCTGCTGACTTCATCATATCTTCATATGTTTTACTAATTTTACTATAGTCTGTCCACTCTTTACCTCTTCTTAGCCTGTCTCTATCGACAGACAGATAAGCTAACTGCATTAACATATCAATGTGTGTAGGTGTGTGTATTTCATGAGTAGACCTCATATCTTGATAGAATTTCTCTAATTGCAAGTATTCTTTTTGATTATAACCTGTACCCCATTTATCAACCATTTCATCTGAGTATTCTATAATCTTTCCTGTAGTAGTTTCTATTGTATTCGGTGGATTTACCGACGATAAATCAACATTGCCACTATCTTGTATTCCATCGCTATTCATAAAAGTTTTACCTTTATATTGATGAAGTGAACCAACCATACTAAGGTAACTACCAATAGGATTCCTTTTTTCCTTATTTTTCATTACTTTATCCCATTCTTCTTGATAGAATGGTTTATCTATTTGTCTTAAAAATCCGATTACCTCTTCCAAGTTTTCATAATCTATGCTCTCTCTGACGCAATCTCGACAAATATCAAGTCTACCGTCTGGGAATAGAGGGCTATCAACTTTATAAAAAGTGCTTTCTGGTTTTTCTTTGCCACACTTTCCTTTGCAAAGTTTTTTTGGAACAGGACTGGATTTCTTTTCTATCTTCCTAGGTTTCAAAAATAAAACCTCCTGTCTAATACTAATGTTAATAAAAGAAAATTACTCCCTCATATAATAGTGCTTTACTGAGGTGTTTTTTCACCCTCTTTTATTAACTTTTTTTATTTATAGGTATTTTTACCTATAAAAATAAACTTTAACAAGCACAACCTGTTAAAGTTCAATTCTTATAGGGAGTATTCTGTCTTCTTCAAAAACAACAATTGATTGTGATGGTTTAGTATCATATCCAAGTTGAATACTGTAGTCTGTTGAACCTTGTAAACAACCACACCCTAATGTCATTCTACCGTGATTCTCTTCGTTGAAGCTCATATGATGAAAATGACCATAAATCAATAAATCATAAAATTCATTATCTGACGAAATAAATTTATTAATTTTTTCTTTTGAAGTCTTTTTTAATAAATCACCGTGAACAGTTTTTACTTTTCTACCATTTACATCAAAAGACATATCAAAATTACTATTCTTTTTATCAATAATTTTAATGTTTGGATTGCCGATTAAACTAATAAATGACTTGACGCTTGCATCAATAATATTTTCTGCACTATCACCAGAAATTGTTACAGCCTTATCATACATTCTTGAATGGTTACCAAGAACACTTCCAAGATATTCAACATCTAGCTCTTCTGCTAAAGTAAGGAGAAAAGAATTAACTATTTCTGTAGCCTTAACAATCTGTTCACTAAATGTAAATTCAATATCGTATGATTGTGTTGGTCTCATGTATCCACCCTCAACTAAATCGCCAACACCAATTACTTTAACTTTATTCACGTTAAATAATTTACAGTAATGAAACACCTCATTAGCATATTTCTCTACTCTTTTTTTTGCAATCTCATAATCATAACTATCTGTTTTTAATCCAATGTGCCAATCTGTCATAGGTACAACAATTTCATTTTCTGTAGTAACAAAATTATGTTTCTTGAATTTTTCAAACTTTACATCTTTAAAATTATCAACCACCTCTTCAATAAAAAGAGTTTTGTCTATTACGTTTCTTTTAACTTTATTTAGCTCTCTGAATTGATTTTGTGCGTTTCTTTTTGCGTAACTAAGTTCACCAACTAATTCTTTTATCGACTCTAGCTTGTTGTCGGAAACCATATCTACATACTTTGCCACTTCTGGTAATTCGCCAATAGATTTTTGATACCTTTTAATCAATTGTCTATATGTTTCACATCTATCAGAATTATCATAACCTTCTTTTTCCATCATCTTTTTATGTAAAGACCAATTACATTTACCACTTGGTGAAGCTTTTTGTAATTCTTTTTTGATTTTTACAGCAACATTTAAATGCTCTTCTGTTACAGTAATCTCTTCACCTTTTTTATTTATATAACTTCTCAAAAACTATCACCTCAAATGTTCAGAATATTCAGAATATTTTAATTAAAAAAAATTAATCTGAATCAGTTTCCAACTCTTCTTCTTCAACTTCTTTTTCAATCTCTTGAGTAATCTTAATATCTAATTTAATCTCTTTGTATTCAAATCTTTTAAGAAATTCAAGAATATCTACAGCTACAGTTTCTGCACTATCCTTATCAATCTTTTCATGAATGAGAAGTTGTTCAGCATCTAATAATCCCTGTGTATTTAATGTGCTACTAATTTTAGCCATAATAAAACTCCTTTTTTAATATTTTAACACCAAAAAGAATTTAGCGAGGGATTGCACCCTCGTTTTAAATTATAAACGCTTGTTTCGGTCACATTGGAATATAATATTCTTGGTAGGTAGCTATCCTATCCTCCATATCATACTTTTTGCCCAAAAGTAGGGGTTTCACCTACAACACTCACATGGTTGCTAGAATTAAAATATCAGCTCTCTACTGTATGTAATATAGTTAAAGCAGATTTATGCAAGTGTACTCAGTGCCGTCTTATAGTCTGTCACCAGACGTCAACTGCTTAAGTCTTTTAAGTTGTGGCGTGGAATTACTATTATTAACCACTCTTTGTCCTCCACTATCAACCCGACATCACTGATACCATAAGCTTACTTTATAATTTAAAAATATCTTATCTCATCGCTTTCTAGCTGTGACCATTGCTTAACCTTTTCAGATTTAATTTTTCAATGGTTGAGACAGATTACCTTATCGACTACCAATCGATTACTCAGTCAGCTAAATTCTTTTTAGTGTTAAAAATAAAATTTAGGTAATTTGTGCAGGGAGCTGGATTTGAACCAGACTTTATGTTCCCTGCATAATACAAGCGCCCCATAGATGATTCGAACATCTGACCCACGCTTTAGCTTACCAACTACAGTTTTCACTGCCACGTAGTGTTTGTGGTCTGGACTATAACTTCATCATTTCAGATGCGACACGTTTAGTCTCTACGGAATCTCAACCAATAGTTTTACCTGCATAAGCCATTCAAACTATCTTGTTTCCTCGGTATTGCCATCAGCATTATCTGTTAAGGTTTCACCGATACGGTGTCGTGCATTTCATAAGTTATTTTTCCCTATGAAAGCTCCTATAACTGAAGAGCGTTGCTCTATCCACTGAGCTAATGGGGCTTGATAAATTAATGCTATCTCGACTCAAAAAGCTACTTATGCCCCTTATCAAAGTTAAGTCAAGTATAGCCCTCTGCCTACTTAACTAGTATTTCAGCAGAAGTTTTTTGTGGCATCTTGTTTTAGCGACGCATCGCTTGATAAACTTGTGGTCAACAGTTTTAATCTTTAAAAATTACCCTACAGAATAAACTGTAGTCCTAATCAGTAAAAACAAAACCTACACAAGAGCTTATGACCTATCTTGGTACGCTACTTATTGTAAGCGTGACAGGTACTATTTGAGCCAGACCTCTTATTAGTCGCATATCTGGTGGCGACAAATATTTGATATATATATTAACATAAGTTAATTTATATAAAAAATCAAGATTCTTTTGGGTTTCTGTCTAAACTTAAAACCATATAGTTTGAATTCCAAAAATTATATCTTTTTGAATTTAAACTATCTTCTTCTAGCCCTGTATCATAACTGTATGAACCTTTATAAGTTACACAGTCATTATAGAATGGTGTTTTTGCAGAGCCTTCTGTATCTTTTCTTAAATTGATTCTTCATATTCACCCAAGGATTCATATTCAAAATTGTCTTCTCCATATTTTCTAATTGCGGAGTAAAGTGGTCGATTTTCACATCTCTTTTTTCTACTGTCAATCAAATGTTGTTTAAATCTTTTTTCTACAGTTGAGAATGTTTTTCCTACATATTCTTTGCCATTAATCAAGTTTTTTATAACATAGATTGTTCCTTTCAAAAAAATTCCTCCGTTTTTAATTATATATGGATGGTTTTGAATACCAGAATCTCACCTTTAGATGATACTTTATGGTGGACTTGGAGAATCCCGACATCTCAACCTTTCCCTTATGAGGGGAATGCTCTTCCTTTGAGCTACAAGTCCAGAATAGCCATGAGCAACATGGCATAATCTAACCGATAAGTCGGTCGTTTACTTTATTATTCCTTGTAGAATAACACGATTAATCGTCTGAGTGTGGTGCAATGGGTCGAACATTGCAACTCAACATCTATAGGCTAGCCATAATGTTGCGCTTTTCCAATTAAGCTAACCACACATAATTATGATGTCCGCCCACTTTAATCAACTTTTAAATAACAGAAAGTGGGGAGACACCAAGAAATAAGTTAACTCATTCAATAGTGATTTCTCACTATAAATAACATTATATCATAATATTTTATTTTTGTCAAGCATTTTGAAACATTATTTTTAAATATCCCCAAAAATTCTACTTGCTTCACTTCTAACGTCAATATCCAGTACTACAATGCCAACATTCTTATTACCTTTAAGAGATTCTACGGCATGTTTTAATCCATTGTCTTTAGTGTACTTATACTCTGACTGATTAATATCACCACTAAAAGCAATAACAGAATTTTTTGCAATTCTTGTACCAACAAGTTTAATTTGTTTGATATCTAAATCTTCTGCCTCATCAACAAACATAAATGTGTCTTCAAAGCTCATGCCTTTAATATAAAAAGGAATCTCTTTATCCAAAACACCTCTCTGTTCTAGGTAAAAAGCTTCTTGTTCACCGCCATCAAGGTGCTGAACAATTGGTTTAAAGAAACCGTTTGTTTTTTCTCCTTTATCACCAGATAAGAACCCAATTTCCTCTCCACTGCCAATAGGATTTCTGATTACCATAATTTTAGACTGTTCACCTTTATCTAAAACAGAATGTAGTGCAACTTTTGTTGTTAAGAATGTTTTACCACTTCCATATGTACCTAGAATAAATTTAATTGGAATATCTTTGTTATTTAATAAGTCTAATGCGCACTCCTGTAAATCATTCTCTGGATTGATATGTTTAGATTTGTCATCCCATCTAGGTAATTTTAGTTTTACATGTTCTTCACCATTCCATCTGTACTTGTCAACAGTTTCTTTATTTAAATTCCTAACAATCAAATACTGATTTACTAGTAGTTCATATTTATTATGATTTAAGTTTGAATAAAATTCTGCCATTTCTTTGTCATCCATATCAACAAACTTGTAACCGCCATAAATATCATATAAAGATTCGTTTTCAACAAAAGCCATTTCAACACCATATTGCTTACACTTTTGTCTCAACAGTCTATCATTTGTAATCATCCCATAGCCTTTTTCGATTGCAATATTTAAAATAATATTATCAACATAATCTCCGTCAAGACCATCTTTTTCTTCAAACTTATAATCATTAATATCTTCAAACTCATACTCGTTTTCGTCTAATATACGTTTTAGATTTCTGATATTCCATTGTAGCGTACTATCAGATTTTCTTGTTCTCTCAAGATGTTCAATCTCTCTGTTAATATCAGATGGAATAACACAATCGTATTCTTTAATTACCTCTGGGTTTTTTAACAAAACATTAGTATCAATAATATATTTCATAAACAGTCTCCTATTCGTCAAACTCTCTTATATTTTTAAGACCTTCTTTAAGTTTCTTAGATGGTTCAACAGACAACTTGTAATATTCATCTGTTTTCATATGCTCTTTTGTTATTGGGTTCATTATTTTTCTACTTTTAACTTTTTTAGTTGATAGAGAGAAAAGTTTAGTGTATTTGACTTTCTCACCAATCATAAGAGCTGTAATTATTTTTTCAGCTAAGACCTCAAGGATTAGGGCAACTTCTCCTTTTCTTATTCTAAGTTCACGAACCCTGTCGTCACTCCAAACTTCGTGAACAAGTTCAGATAATTTCAATTTAATCACCTACTTTTCTAACACATGAATTAATTCTGAATTTATCTGTTCTAAATCTTCATCATAAAATTCTAATTGATATTTGTCGTTTACAACAACGAAAATCTTGTCCATTAAACTTTCGTTTGTAAAGTCTTTTGTTTCTGTAGATTTTCTAAAAACCTTATACTTAGACAGTGATTCATTTATTTTAAAAACTTTGTCCATAAAAGTAAATTCATTATCAATATTAACTACACACCATGTTTTAGCATTTTTATTAAAATTATTCTTCATCATAGCTTACCTCACCGAAAATCATTGTGGTTTGAGTTTTACTTAAATTTGAAAACGGTATTTCTTTTGAACCATTTTTTAACCTATTAAGCTTGTTTCTACTCATAATATCTTTATCTTCAATCGTTTCACTAACATCTTCTTCCCTATGCCAAACTAAAAAATTAGCCATTCCCTCTAGCATATATCTTACCGAGTTGCCATCCCAATTATTATGTATTTCATCTTTCCAAATTTCAAGTATCTTTTCTACTAATTCAACTTTTTCAGACAACTCAAGATTTTTATCTAAAAAAATCTTATTGCCATCTGGTAATTTAAGATTCATCTTTGTCCACCCCGTGTTTTATGTAACCGCATTTATACATGGATTCTTTCCACATTTCATTATTTTTTGAAACTATTTTTTCAACTATCTTATCAAAATATTTATATATCCCTTGTTTACTAATCTTTTTTGTAATATTATATATATCCGACAACGTGTGACCCTCGAACATCATATTTATAATCATGCGTTCGTTGTCATTAAATTTGCATCTTTTTATCGTATCCTCAAGAGAAACATAAAGCGCTATAACCTCTTGGTTTAGTTCTGAAATAGAACCTGCCTCATCAATACTAATCGCTATATTATCTATTCTTGGGTATGTTTTGTCAATACTTTCTCTATGTTTTATCAAATATTTTACTACATTGTGGTCGGATAATGTAAGAAGGTAATAATCTCTTTCTTTAGCTTTAATATCTATTGAGACAGAACCCATTTAAACACCGCCCTTAATTATTATATATTAAGTATATCATTATTTTTTACTTTTGTCAAGTAAAAAATATACAATATTTCAAATATTCTGAATATTTTTTACCTTTGACATAAATAAAAAATGATGTTATAATCTTAGCAGGTAGTTAAAAAATAGACTTGGTGGTGAAATATTGATTGAAATTTTGCATGAGATAAAGAGAATGTATGGCGAGGCTTACATACAAGTACCAAATAAGATTTTCAAAAATATATCTTCTGTTACAAATGATTCTAGACAAAACTCATTTTGCTTTTCATATATAACTTTGTTAGGATTTCTGTATAAATATACTGCTTACGTAAATCCAAATTTAAATACATATGTACAGGCAAAAGATATAAAGACTTTATTGGGCTACAGTGAAAAAACAAAGACAATCAACAGGTTAATAAAGGAAAACGGTATTCTAGAGGACAAAGGTTTTATAAAAACAACAAAAAAGATACCTGTATACGTAAGTTATAGTGATGATGAAATAAACGGTTATAAAATTATAGAGTTTACAACATTAGATAATATAAAAAACAGAGAAGAATACGATATGTTTAAAAAAATTATAAAAAACAGAAACTACAAAATTCAAGAACCGATATATCTTTTTAATGTTGACGGGAAACACGGTACTCTCTATGACTACTCTAACACATTTAAAATAAATATATCTGAGTTTATTAAATTTATCGAAAACAAAGAAATGGGTAACATGGACATTATGTTTTATTATTATATTAAAAGTCAAACACAGAACAAAAACCATAGAGTTGCCCCAATATCAATATCATTACTAGAAAAGAATATTGGTTTTTCTAATTCTTCAATCTACAAAACAATAACAAAACTAGAAAAGCTAAATTTAATTTCGGTTACAAAGAAAGGTTGGCAAAACATAAAAGATGGTAATAACCCAGAGCCAAATGATTTTTTCTTGAGTTACTTTTTAAGCAGGTAGCTAAAGTAGAGAAATATAATATATTATCTATTAACTAATATATATTTAATTTAGATATATATAATATTAAGATATATATTAAGTGTATTATATTTCTCTGTTTAAGCTACCTCCTAAAAAAGTAACTCTTATTTTTTATTATTTACCACATAAGCAATACTATATGTTAGTGCTGGTTTTGTTTTATTCTTATAACGTATATGAGGACAAAAATAAGGCTATTCTAGGCTGTTTAAAACGTTGTTTAATGTATTTTATCGTTGGATATTTAAAAACGCCTTAAACGGCTTTATTTTAATTCTCACAAGCAGGTAGCTAAAGTAGAGAAATATAATATATTTAATATATATATAACACTATATTAAATATATATCTAAATGTATTATATTAATATATATATAGTATATTATATTTCTCTACTTTAGCTACCTCCTTAGAAAGTAACTTAAAATCCTTTTAAAACTGTTTTTAATTAATCTTGATAAATCATACTAAGAAGATATTAAAACGTCACTACAGGCTTTATTTTAGCTCTCAAGCACATTTAAATGTCTCAGACAATGTAAAAATAAATATTTGTATTATTTTTCTTGACAAAAACAGAAAAGTATAATATAATAAAGTTATAATAACTTAGGAGATGATATCTGTGGAAGAAAAAGTTGTCCAGTTTAATTCAGATAACGATAAAAATGTTTTTGGTTGTATAGAAACTTTTTTAAAGAGGGTTTCGCAAAATAGTGAAAATACAAGAGTGTCATATGAAAGAGCCATTAGAGAATTTTTCAAAACAATGAGAAATAAAAGTATTGAGGATTTAGTAGAAAAAGATTTAATTTTTACAAAACCTCAAATTGAAAGATACCAAACAAATCTAAGAGATAAGGTTAAATCTACAACTGTAAACAATAAAATATCTGCTATTAAAAAATGTTATACAAAACTCGAAGACTATGGATTTGATGTAAAGGCAAGCTGGTTTAATGTTGAAAGGTATAATGAGTTTGATAAAGAATCTTATGATGCACTGACTCATCAAGAAGTTGTAGACATTATTAATTATATTTCTACAACGAGAAAAGGTATAGAAAAATCCCTTTTAATTAGAATGGCGTATGCAACAGCATTTAGAAAGCAATCCCTACTAGATTTAAAATGGTCAGACCTAGAAAATATCGATGGTCAATGGTTTATAAAAACTTTGGGTAAAGGTAATAAATGGGATTATAAAAAAATATCTGATGAGCTGTATAAAGATTTGATTGAAATGAAAGATAATATGAAAAAAGATAGAGAGAATATTTTTGAGATAACAGTGAAAACACTAAACAGAATGATGAATCAAGTTAGAGATAATTTTGATTTTGGTTCAAGGAATATTGTTTTTCACTCATTCAAAAAATCTAGCATTAAAGAGGTTGCTCTATTAACAAATTATGATTTAAAAGCTATGCAAAGACAAGGTAATCATTCAAATATTTCAACGACATTAAATGACTATATGTCTGAAAAATCTATGGATGAACTTGTAGTGGTTGACACTAATTCAAAAATAGACCTATCTGTTTTTGACAGTATGTCTAAAGAGGATTTGTTAAATATGATTAAATCTTCTGATAGAACAACTCAAATAAAACTTTTAAATACTATGAAATCTTAGAATTTTTTGTTGACAGGCAAAAATAATAATGATATAATAGTATTAAAATAAAAGGGGCGGTGAAAGTTATTGGATAAACATGAAATTAAAGTAAAACCAACCAGACAACTATTTTTTAATGATGATTCAATGTTTGGCATATTTGCCTGTAATGTTATAGGTGGAGATGAAAACATAGAACTGAATGATTACTATAATATCAGTGTGAAAGGCAATATGCCTAAATTAGAAATCAATAATGAATATACTATGGTTGTTGAAAAAGACAGTAGAAGTAATTACAAAGGTAGCTACGCTCTAATTGAACTAAAGAAGGATAAACCAATTGAAATATCTGAGCAAAAAAGCTTTTTAGAGGCTCTATTGACAGAAAAGCAGGTTGAGAATATTTACAGCTTCTATAAAGAGACTGATGATGTTATTGGTATGATTGAAAAAGACACTTTTGATTATGACCAAGTTAAAGGAATTGGTGAAAAAACAGTAGAAAAAATCAAAGAAAAAATTAAGTCAAATATGGGTCTAAGTGACCTGTTAATCTTTGCAACGAAATATGGCATATCTAACAAGATGATAGCAAACCTTATAAGAAACAATGACCCATATTATGTTATGGAACAAATCAAAAAGAATGTTTATTTCCTAACAAAGTTTGATGGATTTGGGTTTTTGAAAGCCGATGAAATAGCAAAAAATATTGGTTTTGATATGTCATCAATTGAGCGTATTAATGCTTGTGTTGAATATGTTATTTCAGAGGAAGTTTCAAGTGGTAATTCTTGGATTCAAGACAAAGATTTAATTAATAAAGTTGTTGATTTAACAGACTTGTCAAGAGATTGGATTATAAAAAATCTTGATGAAATAAAGGTTAAAAACGAATATATTGTGCTTGATAAAGATAGATATGCAAAAAAATCAGTCTATGAGGCAGAAAAATACGTAGCTGAAAGATTAAAAGGTATCTGTCAGAAACAAGAAGAGAAAATTGTTAGAAACAATATTTTCACAGATGATGAGATAAAAAATTACCTTGATGAATACTGTAAAGAAAATAATGTAAAACTTGACCAAAAACAAATTGAATTCTTTTATGAATTCAATAATAATAATGTTATGGCTCTTATTGGTAACGCAGGTATGGGTAAATCATTCTTGATTGGAATTTTAATTAATTTGATTGAGAAGAAAGAAGGAATTAGTTATTCTCTTATGACCCCAACAGGTAAGAGCGCAAAAGTTTTGAGCGGATACACAAAAAGAGAAGCAAAAACAATACACAGAGAAATAGGTTATGGTCACGGGAGTGAAAATTCAGAATATAAAAACCCTGTAAACAATGACATTATAGTTGTTGACGAGGTTTCAATGTGTGATGTGTTTTTAATGAAAAACCTATTAAGTGCTATCACAAAAAACGATGCAAAAATTCTTTTTGTTGGTGACGATGAACAGTTACCGTCAGTTTCTGTTGGTAGATTTATGTATGATATGATTGAGAGTGGTGTTGTGCCTGTCTTAAGATTAAGAAAAGTGTTTAGACAAAGTGAAGGCGGAATGCTTGATATTGCCACTAAGACAAGACAAGGAATTTCTTTCTTAGGAAATTATGATAGTGGGAGAAAGGTCTTTGGTAAAGATTGTGTGTTTTGGTTGGTAGACCAAGAGCACATGAAGAGTGGCTTGATATACAATTATAAAAATGTTATCAAAAAATTTGACCCCAAAGATGTATTGATTCTAACACCAACAAACAAGGGTAATCTAGGCACTGTTGAATTAAACAAAGAAATTCAGTCTATAGTTAATCCTCCTGCACAAAATAAAAAAGAGTTTAAGGTTGGTAAAAAAGAAGACCCTAAAATCTATCGTGTTGGTGATATGGTGATGAACTTATCAAATAAATATGACATTGAAACTGAAAGTGGTATCGCAGATATATTCAACGGTGACACTGGTGAAATATTAGATATTAATCTAGAAGAAAAAGTTATGATTATATTAATAGACGGAATGAAAGTTTTATTTCCTTTGTCAGATGTTTATAATGATTTATCTCATGCTTGGGCAACAACCATACATAAATCACAAGGTAGTGGATATGATGTTGTTATTTCTGTAATTGATAAGTCATCTACATTCCAGTTAAATAAAAATTTACTTTATACTGGTTTGACTCGTGCTAAAAAATACAAACTAGTATTAACACAACCATATACCTTCAATAGTGCGTTGAAAAAATCCTCAAGCCTAGATAGAAAAAGTTTTTTAAAAGAGTTTTTAACAAATTAGTTAAAAGCTCTTGACAAAAACAAAAAATAATGATATAATATATTTATATAAATTAGGAGGTATTCTATGGTAAAACCAATTGTATATGATATTAAAAATGATAATGCTGGTATTTTTGACAGCATTGTATTCAAAGATGGTGAGTTTTATGTTTTAGCCAATTTTCAAGGTGGCTTAAACTATGTAAAAGAATCTGAGACAAATATTATTGAACCAATTTTTATAGACCATCCAAAAGTAGGAAACGTTTATAATGGTGATATTTTCAAAGATGATGAAGAAAACCCAGTATTCTCTATTGAGTTTAGCGAATTAGATGATACAAAATTAAAGTTAGTGGAATATCTTAATAATGGTGGAAAAGATGAAACAGACATTGATAAAGATACTGCTGTAGAAATTATTAGTGGAGGTAAATTACTAGGAAACATTTATTTAAAAGACAATCCAGAAAGTTACTTGAAAGAGATTAACAGTGTTTATACACCTAATTTTAAAATTAAAGTTGTTAAGCACGGGAAAGAGATTATGTATGCTTGCAATAATGTACGAGACGAAGTAATTGATTTAATTTCTGTTTCATTTATTGGTTTTGACATGGTTGATGAACAATACGTCCGTATTACATACGACCACAATGAATATCAACAGTTAGTTGAAAAGGATTTTATTAAAGATTTAACAGATGCTGAAGCTTTTGGGGAATTGGAGAAAATTCTTTACGGAGATACAAGCAAAGGGTGTGATTCTGAAGAAGATTTATGCTCTGATATTTATATTGATGATAGTAATGGGGTAAAAGGTTTTGACTCTTTTACTGGCAAATTTGAGATTGATGGAGAAGATGTAGCAACTTTTGATTTTTCAAATATGTCAATCGATGCTGATAAAATTACAATCACTTCTGATGAAGTCTTAACAGTTGGAAACAGTAAGCCTAAAAAATGTGAAAAATGTCTCAGAGAATATAAAAATTGCATGTGTGATTTATGGGACTAAAGGAGGATAATATGAATAATACACAAGAGTTTTTTGATGCGGTACAGTCATTTACAGAATCTTACGATGGTACAGAATTAGTTGTTAGAGTTAAAAATGGTGAGCCAATTAGTTTGTTTTTATCTATTGACCACTTTGGAACGATGAAAGTAGAGCCAACATTAGAGGGTCTATCTGAAATCAATGATAAAATGGTGCATATTGAAAAAGATGTTAACAAAATTAAAAAAGCAATGAAAGATGCTAAAAATTTATAAACAGTAAAATTAGCCTACTAATATAGTAGGCTAAAAGTCTTACAAAAGAGGTGGTATTTTGTCAGAATTAAAAGTTGGAAGTTATGTTGTTGTTAATAACCCTAGTTGTTTGAATTATGGTTTAAAAGGTTTTGTTACAGAAGTATTTGAAGATTATGTGTATCCTGTGAATATAGAGTTTGATGATGAGTCAAAAGAAGATAACAAGTATAGAGAAAGCGAGAATTTATACCTATTATCTGAAGTAAAAGTTTTGCAAGATGCAGATTCTGCAGATTCTGAAGAGTCGGAACAAGGCAAAAAAGCGCCTAATATTTATGAAAGAATTGACTATATTATAAAAGAGATAGCAAACCTTGATACAAAAATCGAGAATAAAGCATATGCAGTTAAAAACCTAAAAAGTGCTCAGAATTGGCTTTACAGAGAAGAGTTTTTTAAGGATGTAGAAGATGAACAATAAAGAAGATAAAAAGTTTAAAAAGTCTATAAAAAAAATATCAAAAAATCCAACAATTAACTATAAAGTATGGGAAATGTTTGTGGACATAGGTTTTTATAAATATGTTATGTCATTAACAGATAGCTCAGAAGACCTAGATACAGTTATATCTTTTATTGAAAGAGTTTTTGACACAGTAGATGTAAATAAAACTATTGAACTAGCTAAAAAAATAGAAGATATGAATGAAGATGAGATTGTAAGTGAGTCTTTCAAACATGTTCCAGACAAAGATTTGTCTAGATACATTATGTTATTAGAGTATATGTCTATGAAAATAGGTGAAAGAAATGAAAACAGCTAAAACATTATATAGAAGAATAGTGATATTTTTATCTAAATTCATTTAAGGCAGATTAGTTAATTAATCTGTCTTTTTCTATTGACAAAAATAAAAAATAATGCTATAATATAAATAGGGAGTGAAGAATATGACAAAAGTGTTTTTTGATACAGAATTTACTGGGTTACACAAAGAAACAACCTTGATTAGCATAGGGTTAGTTTCAGAATGTGGGAAAAAATTTTATGCAGAATTTAATGACTATGATAAAGAACAGGTTAAAGATAGTGAATGGTTGCAGGAAAATGTCATAAAAAATTTATGGTATGACGGTTCTCTAGAATGGAATTACCCAGATTATTATTACTGGGGAGATAAAAACCATATCGAGAACAAACTTAGAGAATGGTTTAAGCAGTTTGATAATGTAGAGCTTTGGTCTGACTGTTTGGCTTATGACTTTGTTTTGTTTAATAATATTTTTGGTCACGCATTTCTAATACCAGACAATGTGTATTATATCCCTTTTGACATATGTACTGTTTTTAAATTAAAAGATGTTGACCCAGATATAAACAGAGAGCAGTTTTGTAATTATAGTGATATAAAAGTTAAACATAATGCATTATATGATGCAGTTATTATAAAAGAGTGTTATAACAAGCTGGTGAGCATGTGATGACTGTTACCTTAGAGACTAAAGATAGAAAAACTTTAATATTAAAAGAAAATAGATGCTATTCTACGTATGAAGAAAAAGATAATGGTGAGATAGTTAATATTTTGAATTTATCTTTATACTTTTCTACCTATCAGATGGCAAGTATTATAAGAAAAGGTGTCAGTCTAAAAGATTTTTGCAGAGAAACAAAGGTTGTTCACCTAAAGGTAGGAGAAAAGGTTAAATCTTTTATTGTTGGGGATTTAATTGATATTGATTATAAAGAAAATACGGTTAGGTGGGAGATAGAATAATGGAATATATTACTTCTGATTTACATTTTGGTCATAAAAATATTTGTGGCGAGAACGGTTTTTGTACAACAAGAAAACATTTTAAAGATGTTGATGAGATGAATGAAGCAATTATTGAAAACTGGAATAAAAAGGTTAATAAAAATGATAAGGTTTATGTATTAGGTGATTTATGTATGAACATGAAACCAAATGACCTCTTTGAAACTATGAATCAGTTAAAAGGTGAGATTTGGTTGGTTAAAGGAAACCATGATAATAATAGAATCTTTAAAGCATTAGTTAATGGAAATCCAGAAAAGTTTAAACTAATTCCTATGGGGGATATTGTAAAAAGAAATGGAATTCAATATTATTTGACACACTATCCGCAAGGTTTAGGTGAAAAAAGACGTAAAATTAGAAACTTATGCGGACACATTCACGAAGAAATTGCTAGAGACCCTAATGTTATGAACGTTGGTATTGATTCACCAGAGATTGATACAAAGAACTTTGGTGAACCAGTTGAGTTACAACATGCAATGGATTTATTGGATGAAAAGTTTAAAAAATCTATTGAATAAACAAGGAGTGTAAAGTTTTGGAAAATTTTAAAATTAAATATTATAGATTACTAGAAGATTGGGCAGATTTAAAGTCTGATTATAAAGATACAGTCGAGGCTCTAAAGGAAACTGAACAAATCTTAAATGATTATGAAGAAGCTTTTTATTTTAATGAATTTTCAGAAAAAGATAATGAGTAGATTATGATTATTATTGATGGAAAAGAGTATAAAAAGTTTAATGAAATAGTTGATTTTTTCGAGAAAAAGTATGATTTTTCGTGTATTTATTGGAAAAATGCAGTAAAAACAGGTGACTTTCATACAATTTTTGATTTTTTAGTTAAAAATGGAGTAAAAGAGAATATTGAATTAAAATATTGAGTTAAAATAGGGTTAAAAATAAATTAATAGGAGAATAATATGAAATATAAAGAATTTAAAAATATTTTACCAAACTATGTGTTTAAGTTAGAATATTTGGCAAATCAAAATATCATTGTTGTTTCTGACGCTACTAATACGGGTTTAACTTATGGTGTAGTAGGGACAAATAATATGTATGACGTTAGAACCTATAATTTACACAGGTTGTATAAAGATTATGCAGAAATTCTTTACTCAGCATTGGTTAAACTTGCAGAGACACCTGTTGGTGAGCGTGGCAATTGGGAAACACTATACTATATTAAATATCCTTTTGTCAATTCGGATGAAGTTGTGTACGCTGGTAAAGGCGATGACCTAGTTTATAAAAAAGAGTATGCAAGTAAATTCACATATGATGAAGTTAAAAATAAAAGAAGCGAGTTATTACCGTTTTTAGTTGAAGCTTTAGGTTAATCTTTATAAAAAGGTTGGTGAAATTATTGGGAAAAATTGATAAAGAGGCAAGATTGAAGAATTTAGATAATGAAATTGTTGATTTATTAAATAGTGTTGGTGAGGTTGACATATATCAAAGCGGTTATAAAAAGGGAATTTATGATACACTAGATATTGTAAGAATATATATTAATAAAGAGTTAGAATTAATTAAAGACACCCAAAGAAATTTTGGTGTAGGTCAAACTGTTTGGGTACAAAATATCAAGTTTAATGGAGAAGATAGTGATGGATTGGCTCTTTTAGATGCTTTAGAGTGTGTTGTTGTTGAAAGTGACGATGAAACAGCTAAAATCCAGAGAGTAGAGAATAGTAATATGGAATTTGATGTTTATCAAAAGACAGGCTATTTAGTTAATATGCCTGGTATCAAGGTGTGGTCAGACATTAATGATTTTAGAAAATTTAAAGAATACTATAAAGAATACTTTAAGGCACAAAAACTTTTAAAAGAAGCAAAGGACTCCATAGATAAATTAATAAAATAATAATCGAGGTGAAAATATTGTCAAAAGGTAACGGGTTTATAAGTAGAATTTTATGTAAACATAAGAGAATAAAGGTTGAAAAGGTCAAGTCAATGTTTAAAAATACTTATATGGAGCATTATGTATGCGAAAAGTGTGGCAAACACATTAAAACAGTATATAAGGATAAGAAGAAAGAAACAGATTAAGGATAACCATATTGGTTATCCTTTTTATATTGACTTTTGTATGTTTTTGTGGTATAATTGAGTTAGGTAAAATATATAAAAACTAAGGAGATGTTTAAGATGGAAGAAAAAGAAAATGCTGTTGTTTATAAAACTGATGAAGGAAAAGGTTTATTTGTGCCAGAGGGTAAGAGTGGTTTGATTTTGGACGATATTGATAAAAAATTGGATAAAGTTGATGAGGATATACTTGAAATGCGTAAAACATTAGAGAAAATGCTATTAAAAACAGACAATCTTTTATCAAAATTAGAGTATAAAGCTGGTGATGAGTAATATGTGTAATGGTTATAATTGTATAGATAAGAATGGTGTCAGACAAGAAACAGTTGATTTGAATTTAAATGTTAAAATTAAGAAAGATTTAAAGGATACAGAGGTAGTTTGCAGTGAGTGTAAAGGGCTTGGTATTGTAATTTCTGATAATAATTATACTGTCATTGATGATTTTAATAATTTATCTAACTACAAAAACCCTAGCTTAATCTTCTGTACAAGCTGTTATAACGGTGTCCAAAATAAGTGTGAACACTGTGGTAAGGTAAACGGAAGAAGTAAGATGTGTAGCTGTGATGGCTATAAGAAAGAGTTGTCAGAAAAGATAGAAAAACGTGAACAGGATAAATGGGACAAGGCTGAAAAATTTAATGTTGTTGATTTGAGAGATAGTGGTTATGACAACATGGTTTATTTAAATGATTATGATGATTATTTTGATGACATTGATAGTTTAATTGATTACTTACATGATGAGATTGAGGATGGGCAAACTAGTAAAGAAGATGTAACAGATATGAAAGTTTATTTTACAAAAAAGATTGGTGTAAATCTTGATGCTCATAGTATTATGGAATATGCTTGTGAAGAATTGCATGAGGATGCATTTGAAAGAATTGATAAGTTAGATTTATTACAGGATGAATTAGATATTTTTGTTGAAAAATATTGTAGTGGTGCTACTACATACATACCAGATTATAGCAAGGCTGTTGTTTTAAAATATTATGATTTAATTTAAAAATGAAAACACGAGGTGAAAATATGGAGGTAAAAATATGAAAGAAAACGTTAAAAACGATACAAGTAGGATAGGATTCAAAGAGCTTAGTGAATTACTTGGTGAAAGTAAGGATAAGATTATGGATTCTGAATACTTAGATAGGTTAAGGGATGTCTTACATGATGAGGTTGTGGGTAAAGAAGAAGAAAGTATTAGGATTTATAAACTTATTGAGAAAGCAAAAGACGATTTGACTAATAGGGGTTTAGAATATTCTTATATTTGGTATAACTTATTTTTCTATGGTGCTGGAATTCATGGAAAAATGGGTATTGGTGAAAAAAGAGAAACTTTTAGACAAGATAGTGAGATGTCTAGGTTAATGTGGATGCAGTGGTTAGCTAGTGGGTATGTTAGTATATATGAAAAAGGTGAGATGCATATGCTTAATGCATGGGTTAATGTTGCTGACGAACAGTTAAAAGAGTTTGGGAAATTGTATAGATATATGCTTGAGTAGTTAATGTGAGTCTCAGTTTTTATACTGAGGCTTATTTTTTTGGTCAATTTTAATATAGGTATGGTGGTTTGGGTAGTGATTTATTTGAAAAGTAAAAAATATACCCCCTCCCATGCGTGAATCTGGGTATATGTAAATTTTGTGGCACTATATGTAGATTGAGTATTTTTTAATGACCGTACATATTGAGGATATTTAGTAATTTTTGGGTGACATTATAGTGTTTAAAAGGGCTAGAAACGTTGGTGTTAAAGGATTTTTGGTAGTTGGTGGTGGTGATATTATGGTCAAGTTATGGTTTGGGTGAAAATTTTCAATCGTATGGAAGAGATTTTAGGGGTGGGAAATTATATAATATGGAAGATTAGGTTGGGTTAAGGTTGGATTGGGGTGAGAGGTTGTGAAAGGCTGATGTAGATAGGGTTTGAGGGTGTTTTAGGTGTGGATAAACAGGTGGATTTAGGGTTTTTTTATGTAGATTTAGGGTGGATTTAAGGTTAATGTGGAGTGATTTTGAGGTTGTATTTTTGCGTGGACGAGGTTTGATTATGGGTGATTGGGTGTGTTATGGAGGTGATTTAGGGTGATGGATGTTGACAAGAGATTGAGATAATAGGGTTAATAGAGGGGATTTTAGACGATGTTGAAAAAAGAGTGGGAAATGGGTTTTACGGATGGAAAAGGGTGTAAATGGGTGAGATTGGGGTGGGATATGGAGAAAATGGGATAGAGGTGAAAATGAACACGGAGTGTGGGAGTTGGAGTGCTATACACATTTTGAGAACTGGATTGGAAGAAAATGGTAAAAAACTACCCCTATAAGGTACGTTATAGGGACTCCCACCTGGTAGAATATGGCAGGGATAAATGGAAAATTGTGGTAACCTTGATTGGAAGATTACGGTATTTTACTGTAAGATTATACCAAAGTTTATATCTGTAAAATATGGTAAACCTTCCCACAATCGCCACCTATTGTTAACACGGCTTGTTTGGTCTTAGACTTCCAACTACCCTTAGTAACCTCCCTTCCCTCTCTCACTAAATAACTTATAGTAACCTACTTACTTTTTGTAACCAACCTGAACCAACCCCACAACCTCCAACCCTAAAAAAAGGACCAATTCACCACCTACCAATTTTACCAAAAATTCCCAAACTAAAAAATCCTGATCCCCTGATCCCTACTCTCTCAGACCCTCACCAAGTGAAACGAACAATACAACTATACATCTTTTAATGTTTCATTCTCTCTAATCGCCTTCTAGCAACATCACCAGGACAACCAACCAACCAGCCTATATAACTAAGCATATAAAAAAACCTAGCGACCATAGTCACCAGGTTTTCATCTTATTAGTGGTTATGCGCTTCACATGTTAACCCTAATACCTTGTTTAATAGCTTAGTGTTCAATCTAATTCTTACAACGTTGTGATATTCATCTATATCATATTCTTCATTATAAGCTGTTACTCTGCTTTCAAACTCTATCTTCTCTTCTACGTCCTCTTCATATTCAATATAAACATAATACGAACCCGAACCATCGCACATTGGACAGGACACGTCCCGATAATCGTATTCCTCAGTTATGGGGTTCTCAAAATCTAACTCAATCTCTCCGTCCCCCTCGCACAACGGGCAATCTATTTCCACGTCATCGCTAAATGTTACATAGCTTGTAACATAATCAGTATATGAAGTATAATAACCACCGTCGAAATCATTTGTTATAACTTCACTCTCACTTAAGCGACCGCTTACCTCTTTCCCAAATACTCTTTTATTTAATTCCTGGATTAATTCTAACCCTCTCTCTAATGTTTGAGTGTTTTCATTCTTTCCATAGAGCTTTGTGGGTACTAATATATTAAATCCTTCATAGTTAACCTCTTTCATAATAACCCTTGCCATAAAACTATCACTTATATTGTCAATGCTTTTCACGTCTTCCAGGTTCTCATGTAAGAAAGCCACGTATAAAGAAGTATCATAGACCGAACCGATTAAGCGCTGATTGTATCTATCTCCTCCATGATATGTTTTTTGACATGATGACCAGCTCCCGTCATTATAGTTAGTCATTCCAGCGACTACGTGAGGCATAGCAGATATAGTTATATATGCATCGCCTTCAATCTTTTCAATTGAACTGTACCAATCTAAAACCGTCTGATTAATACCCATTTTATTTAACTTCTTGGATAACTTCGTCCCGTTTTCTAATCGATTATTTATAAAGTTATCATAAGTTAAAGAGTTTAAAAACTCTTTAACTTCTTTCACTTTATCGAACTTTTTCTTTTTCTCGTCTTCACTATCGTATAATCTAGCATAATCTAAGACCCCGATTATTAATTCTTTAAAGGTGTTAAACTCTTTTAATAACTGAGTTTTAACTTTATAAGTGCCTTCACCAATATGAACCCGTTCCCGATATTCAAAATCGAACATATCACCAGCTTCTAACATAGAGACCATCTCATCATATGAATCATTGAAAGAGATACACTCTTTCATAATATCACCTAAAAACTCAACTTTTTTACTGTTTGTCATTTTAAAAACTCCCTTTCGTTTTTTCCATTTTTTTGGTAAATTTTTTTAACCGCTTTTTCTAATCCCCAAACTTAAAATTTTATAGGTACCCTTTTTCCTTTAATGAAAGATAACTATTACTAGCAATGTCTCCTGGTACAATTAAAGAGTCTAATAATTGAATCCCTACCAACTCCCCAACTTGCTTGAGTCTTTCAGTTACCCTTATATCTTCTTGAGACGGTGCGCAATCCCCACTAGGATGATTATGAGCAACTATGAAACTAGTTGCATTTCCAACAACCAAGGACTTAAACACTTCTCTTGGGTGGACTATTGAACTATTTACCGTTCCGATTGATACCGTTTCAATAAAATTCACTTTGTTCTTGGTATCAAGACCGAGAACGATAAATTGTTCCCTATCTGAACCCTCTAAATATTGATTAATTATTTTTGCGCATGATTCTGGACTCTTTACAATATTGTTCTCGTACCATTCGATTGACTCTCTTACTAACTTCACTCTTACACTTTCGATTTTTTTCTTGCCTTTGTTAACGTTCATTTTAAGCACGTCCTTTTTTAGTATTTTAGATAATTAATATTATAATATTAATTGTTAACCCACTCACTGATAGCTTGAGCAGGATTTTTTTCAAGCTCTTCTTGTCTCTCCTTCCACTCTTTAACCTCTTCATTTTTTACCATTGTTAACGTATATTGACCGTTGTCAATGGTTATTCTATGTTTAATATCTTTATGAATATTTAAATCGGTTACACGCTTTAAATACTCTACTGTTTCATAGTATTCAATAGCTACAATGTAACGACTATATCCAATCGTTAAACCTGCTAAAATTGAAGCTATAAACCCGTATACCAAAACATGTTGACCGAACTTTTTTAACTTTCCCATTTTCTACCATTCCTTTCAACTTCCATTTTTTGGAAAGAGTCTGTTTCTTTTGTTTCCCTCTTTCGTTACACTCATCATAGCATTGTATAAGGACTCTTGTCAAACGACCAACCGCAAACCCTACAGCCCCAAGGGATACAGCTACTGTAAAAAATTTACATTGTATGAAATCGGTTGCACTATACATAGTTATTCACTGTTTATTCACTTTTTAGCACACCTGTCCCCACGAAAAACTGTATGCAAACGGTTGCGCACTAGGGGTATAAATTAAAAAAACTTTTGTGTGAACGAAAATAAAATAAACCGCTTCAACCCTACAGCCCCAACGGCTCCAGGACTTGCGACCTTGTGAAATAAAAAATACTTTCATGAAACACTGTGCAACAATGATTTTTTTTATGTATATTGATGCATATTCATACTATAAGCGCTTTCAAGAAGGTATACCCCTCCAGGTACTGAAAACCCTACAGCGCCAAGGGATTGAAGCACTTTTACCATTTTATGTATAATGTATATCTGTGAATATTCATTGAATAACCATACGGGGTATTTTGATCCCTTTTCTTCTATATAATAGTGAAAAATCGTAACGAAACCAAGCCGAAAAACGCTATATAATAGAAGAAACTCGGTAAGGACTTTTTACCCATAAAAACGCTGCCTTTATCGTGACTATATTCCCACATGAAACGCTGCGTTTTCTAGTTCAATAGTCACGCGCGTTTTAAAGCCGTTTTAAACCCCTCTGAGACGTTTTAAGCCTTCAAGGTACAAACACCTTAAGCAACCTTGTTTATACCCCTTTTCAAAAGTACCCCACGGGGTATATACCCTAACGGGGTATATGTATTTTACTTGTGAACTTGACAAAATCGAAAAAGTGTGAACCCTTACTCTCCCAAGGGATACAGCCGTTTTTTAAAATAAAAAGTTTGTGAAAAATTTCGATACCCTAGGTGGTATATAAAAAAATGTACCTATACCCCTAGGGGTATCATATGGTTAAAAAATGTAAAAAATGGTATATTTTTTTAAAATTGTAAAAAAATAACTATCCATATAAGTTTACATTATTTTACTGTAAAAAAATAACTTATATATAAGTTTCCAATATTTACCAATTTTAAAAAAGTTATTTTTTACCAAATGAATTTTCAGACAATTCAGATAATTAAGAATATTCAAATAATTTTAAATTTTCAGAAAATTCATAATAGTCAGAAAATTCAAAAAAATAAGATAATTCTAAATATTTTAAATTGTTAGAATATTCAGATAATTCAAACAATTATGACTATTCTTAATATTCTAAATTTTCTGAAAATTCAAAAAATTCTGAAAATTCAAAAAATTCTGAAAATTAAGAATAGTCAGACAATTCTAAATTTTCAAACAATTATGAAAATTCAAACAATTCATAATATTCATATAATTAAAAATTTTCAGATAATTCTAAATAATCTAAATTTTCAGATAATCCAAACAATTCATAATATTCTAAATAATCAGATAATTCAAAAAATTCATAATTTTCTGATAATTCTAGCAGACCAAAAATGATCCATTTTTAATTATCAGAAAATTCATAATATTCAAACAATTCAGAAAATTCAATTAATTAAATATTCAGAAAATTCAGATAATATAGCAAGTTTTCAGATAATTCATAATATTCAGACAATTCAGAATTTTCAAAAAATTCAGCCCTGCGAAGCTTATTTTTAAATAATAAAATAAATAATAAATAAAAAATTAAATATAGATTCTCACCCCCTTATTAACAGCGAGCCTAAAATATTACGGGTGATTTTTGAAAATCAAAAAAATTTTTTGAAATTTTTTAAAAATTTGCTTCTATTATTAACAGAAACCCTAAAAAATTACGGGCAATTTTTGAAAGTTAAAAAATTTTTAAATTTTTCTTTCCTATATAATATAGAAGAAAAAAATATTTTTAAATTTTATACATATAATCTGTTGACAAAAGACAAAGATAATGATATAATAGGTTTATAATAAAAAAACAAGGAGATGTTAACATGAAAAACATTGATGTAATTAAAGCTTTTGTAAATGGAGCAGGTAAAGGAAAAAATAAAAGACTTTCTATTAAAGGTAATAAACTGTTCGACTACAATACTATTATTTGTGAAAAAACTAATAAAGGGTACAACTTAAATAAAACAAAATACAGTAAATCAACAAGTGCCGTTCAAAGTATGTTGTCAAAAGAAATTGACTCAAATAACATTAATGGAAAAGTTACCTTGTTTGATAATGTAGAAATCAATTCAAGCGATTTAAAATAACTAAGGATGAAATATAGTAAAACAAAAATCAAATAGATTGGTGGACGACAATATGGAATCAAATAATTATATTATTGAAAGAAATATTAAATCAAGAGAAGACCTTTTAAATGGTATAAAATTATTACTTGAATCATATGTAAAAAGAACGAATGAATCTGGAGATGACAAATTAATCAATCACTTCTTAGAATTAATTCAACATAGATATGATAACTTCATTGTAAGACATGAATATGTGGACGGTAATGGGCAACATGAGCCTTTAAAGGTTACAAAAATATCATATCTTATTGACCATGTATTCACTATTAAAAAAGATATAGACACTGACAAGATTGTACTTGAATCATACATTTAAAAGTTGTAAAAGGTTTCAAGCTAATAAATAAATCAAAATTCTTTTATACCTTTTATATGCATATTATATTATAGTTTTTATGCACAAACAAATATATATAGTGCACTACAAACCTATATATGCACACATAATATGCATAATACTATATATGGTATGATAAAAACATATATACACTATATATAGATTAAATCCATGAATATAAACCATTTTTACCCATATATAGACGAATTTTTACTACACATACTACATGTAGTGTCTACATATAGGTTATACATACTACATATGGACATTTTAGCCAATTTTTGCTTAATAAAATTAACCTTTTATAAAATATATAAATTTTAGGTAAAATATATCCTAAAATTTATATAAAAGTATATATACTAATTCGTCGCCAGAAAACGGTTCGAGTTTCTACAGACTCTTATAAAACTGGTTATGTATACCCCTATATTACCTATATGTGTGCCCAAAACCGTTTCAATTTCTACGGGTCGCCCAATTTTCTGATTGACCCCACCCCCTAAAAGGGTTTGAGTTTTTAAAACCGTTTCAAAATTATGAACCTATATGAAGCCAGAAAAGGGTTTGAAATTTTAAAATCAATTTGGAAAATAAAAACGATATACCCCGTTGACAAAACTAAAGATAAATGGTATAATTAAATCAATAAATTAGAAAGGTTGTGAAAATAAATGTGGACATGGTTTTGGTTTGTATTATGTATGATTCAAATGCCTTTAACAATGCTATTATTACATAGTTTAATTCTTGTTAAAAAGAAATATAACTATGAACAAGAATTTAAAAGAGCTATTGATAATCATATAAAAAAATAAAAACAAAAATTTTTATTAAAGAGACTGTTGACAAACGATTAAAATAATGATATAATTATATTATAGAAAAGGAAAGGGAGTTATTAAAATGAACGAATTAAAAGTGTATAAAAACTTAAGTCAAAATGTAAAGAATGAAATTGAAGAGAATTTAGAATTCATTTTTGAAAAATATGAATCAGTAGAATCATTAATTGAGCAAGGTGAAATTAGATTATTTAATAGAAGTCAATTAATTGAATTTCTATTCTTTGACGATAGCAATAGTGATAAAGAGGCATTGCTAGAATTGTTAAACACAACAGATACACAAATTCAAGGATACAATGATGGATTAGATTATATCGTTCACAATAATTACGACAACGTTTTTGAATTATCAAATGGCATGTATTTGTTTGTATGGCACTAAGATTGAATTCTACAAGTGCAGGCGATTCAATTATCGCTTGTACAAAGGACTATTCAATTCAATTAAAGAAAATGATTTGATTATGAAGACAGTCTAAAAAGGAGATGAACAGAATGGAAAAATTATACGCAGTTCATTTAGTAGATTTAAAAGATAATGGTCAAACGGGTTTTGATTTCTTTGAGTATGAAGAGGATGCAGATAAGCAATTAGAAAAAATCAATAGTGACATCAAAAAATATAATAAAGAATCTGAGTTTAAAGCTGTCAAAAGACTGGTTGACTATGACTCAAAAAGAAACGCAGTAAATATTTAAAGGAGGTTGAAAAAATGAAAGAGATTAAAACAATTTTAAAAGGAATTGAAAAAGATTTATTAGGTAGTAAGAGACAACTTGAGAAAACTGAATATGGTTCAAAAGAATATTATTTCATTAAAGGAAGAATCTCTCAAGCAGAAAATACGATTGCTAAAATTGAAATGGTTTTGGAAGGAGAATAAAATATGGGTGTATACAAGTTCGAAAATACAGACGTATCAAAAATGCAGGAACGAGCTACAGAATTACTAAGTCAAAACGAATTAATCTCTTTATCAGTAAGTTATCTGGTAAAACATTCCTACAAACACTTAGAGGGGAAAGATTTAAAAAATGGTAATTTGCAGTCAGAAAACACTTTAAGAGAATGGAAAACAAAAAATAAAAAGTATGACTACTATATAAAAAGAGTTATTTTGAATGATGTTATTGTTAATGCTAGAAAAGATTTTGAAAATATGAATCAAAGAGAATGTTTGGGGTACAGTGAATTTGACATTGAATGTATTGTTACTGAAATATCGGTTAATGCAAAGATTTTTATTGACATACTTAATAATAGCGATAAAGTCTGATAATAAAAATCAGACTTTATCAAAAAGTCCATTGACAAAAGATTATATAAATGTTATAATAAATATATAAAATTTTAGATTGGAGATATTAATATGGAAATTAAACAACATGAAAACTTTACTAAAAAAGGCGGAATGATTGCCGAGGGTATTGTAAAAGAAATTATAAGAAAAGGTATTCCAACACGTATCTCTACTACATGGAAAGATTATGGTCAAGGATTATCTTGGGACGCTATATTGGTTTATTCGCACTCACTAAAAAGTGATTATCAACTATTAACACCTAAAGAATTTGAAAAAATTAATGACGGCTCAATCACAGATGAAGAGATTGAAAATATTATTGATAAATGTTAAAAAATAAAAAGGAGAGATTGACTATGGTTAGCTATGAAAGAAAATTAGAAATTTTAGAAGAGAATGGTCGTATTAATTATGAAACGTATACTTACTTGAAATACTTTGACACTAACACTTGTGGAGTTAACGGTATGAAAGAATTGATTAAAACGTGTAATGAAAATGGTATTGAAGTATATGCAAGTGGATATATTGCGGTAAAACAAGATTACAACGAATTGACAAAACTATACAATGTAGATGAACGCAATGTAATTTGCTTAGGCACTTACTATGGTGAATCATTATTGGACGATGATGGCGATGAATCAATCATTGAAGACGATAGAATTTATCTGATTGTAAAATAAAAACGCAAAGGAGAAGGTAAAATGAGGGCTACAGGAAACTATTTTAACTTTAAACATATAAACAATGAAGACAGAGTTTATATTGCTACAGAATTGATTTCTGATGATAATGAAGTATGTTATCTTGTATCATGGGAGGCTATACGAGAGGGCGAATTTATTGATAGAGTTAATACAGTAAATTATTCAAAAGAGAGTGTCGAAGACTCTTTAAAATATGAAATGTGGATTAAGCTATGATGGACAAAAATATAATGAACCCTATTTGCAAATTTAAATCAAAAATAAATAATGTGGCAGAAGATATTACCTATGGTTTTATTTAAGAAAAATGAAAGTAATTATCTCATTATGTGGGTTGCAGGAGATGCAGTTTGCCAAGAAAGTATACCTAAGAAAGAATTTTCAAAAAACATAAAAAGTGGTATGTTTAAAATATTATAATTATTTTTATAAAATCTATTGACAAAAGCCTATATGTCTGTTATAATATTGTTATAGCAAACATATAGGAGGTTTTATTAATGGAAAAAACATTATTAAAAGCAGGACAAAAGGTTAAAGTTTTTACAAAGATTGATATTGTTTTTGAAGGTTCAGTTTTAAATAATTTGTATAGCTCAAGTGAAAAGCTATCAATAACTAGTGACAATAGTGTTTATAGATTTTCAAAAAATCAAGTATCAAAAATTGAATTACTATAAAGTTATAAAAATAATATTTTTTATTCTACAATCGCTTGACAAAAGACTTATTACATGATATAATAAGATTATAGAGTTAAGATAAACAATTTGTTCAAGAAAATATGAAAAGGGGTTGTTAAAATGGAAGGAAAAATTTACAAGCAGATTGAAAATGGTAACAAAAAAGAGGTTATTAAAGCAATGATTGAACCTAGTTATGATTTTGTAGGAAAGAAATATGAGTATAATTTTGATTTTGAGAATGGCATTTCAGTCATTCATCCAGATGAAGATTTTGCAATGCCAGTTATTAACATTGAAAGCTTCATGGATGAATTACTTGAGTTTGATGAATTTACAGATGAGGTAAACAAATGGTTGTTTGAAATAAGAAATGAGTATCTAGAAGCAAAAACAATTGACATTGTTAAAAGAAAATTCGATGAAGTAAATACAAATGGGTATTTAACAACAAGTGGCTATACGTACAATTTCGACAATGACTTGTCAAGAGATTTCTTATACGATATTTTTGAATATGATGGTGAATCATACGTGCTTATTAGTGTGCATTATGGTGCTGATGCAAGGGGTGGATTTGGCGACACAGTGTGTTTTAAAATTAGAGATATTGATTATTTCTATGATGTACAGATAACATATTATGACACAGAAACAGATATGGACATGACCTATTCAGACTTTGAAGAGGTTGCGGTATACGATAAGGAAACTGATACATGGACTAATAAAGAAAATGGTAATGAGATTAATTTATACAATGTAGCTTGTGGATTTTAAAAAAATAATTAATTATAGCATGGTATAGTCTATTGACAAGAGATTTTAACTATGCTATAATTAAAGGGGTGAAAATATTGATTGATTTCAAAACCAATGAATACTTAGAGGATTTCTCTCTAGCAAAAGATTTAAATGAATCTATATATATGGATTATTATGGAAATATGATTTTTGGTGATTTTGATATGGGAATTAGAGGTTTAGACCATAACTGTTTGATTGATGATGACAAAGAGAATTCGTTAATATTCTTGCATAATAATGGTGTTGTTAGGGTTGTACCAGAAGCATATGTTGTGCTAGTTTCTACGAGTCAATCATTATCAAAAATTCAAAAAGAAATAATTGAAGACAATGGATATAAAATTGAAGAATATATTTGACAAAACAGAAGGAGAATATAACATGAAAAACGTAAAATTAAATATGAACAGAACTTGGGGAAGAATCGAAAAAGATTTTGCAAAAACATGGGAGTTAAAAAGTTATAATCAAGGTGTAAAATCTTTAAATTTTGGCGGAAAAATTGAGGTAGGTGTAAAAAAACGTGTCAAATAAAACAAAGTTTAATAAATTCAAGAATGATATGAGAGTGAATATGATTGCTGATAAAATTTTTAAGTATGAGATTATTAAATATCTTAATTTTGAAATTGAAGAGAATATTAATTTTGACTTAGAGACATATGGATTAAAAAACTTAAAATTTTCTATTGAATTTAACGAAAAAAATATGAATTATAAAGGAAAACTAATTGATAACGGTTATCAAGGAGGTTCAAGAAAGTATTGCTCACTTCTTAAAGATTACTATTATGATAACAACTTTATATCAATTGACCACGACCTATACCTGGAGTTGTTACAAGGGGAAGGTGTTGTTAATCAGAAATCATATGATAGGGTCATCAGAAAGGCTCTAGCAGTGATTGAAGAGGGTTTATCGGTTATTGCATTCGACAGTAATAATATAGTTGAATACTATGAAGATTCGTTACGTCAATTTTAAAAAATACACCAACTATAAATTTAGTTGGTGTAAAAATATTTTATAAATCGCTTGACAAAAGACTTATTATGTGTTATAATTAATATATAAAGTAAAGGAGGAGTTATTAATGGAAAAGACATTAATCAAATTGGTAAATAATAAGGTTACAGACAACTTTATTAACGTTAGTTCGGATGGCACAAGTTTTTGTTATATGGAAAGAAAGAAATTCAGAAGTGTTGAAGACATTAAAAAAGATGTAAAAAGAATTAGAAAAGATTTGAAAGATAAAGGAATTAAATTAGGAAAAACAGACACCTTATCAATTTTAAATGATAAAGACTATAAGTTGCTTTATGAAAAATCTATAGAAAAGTATAACAAATTATTTGATGAACTTATTACTCTTTGGGAGCAAAAATTAGAAGAAGGTATATATTATGGTTGTTCAGATGATGAATTTTTGAATAGTAAAATACTCCCTTTACAGAATGAAATAAATTCAATGTTTAATAGAAATAAAGTTTTTTATAAATACCTAAATATAGAAAATAAAATTGTTGATTTAAAATACACAAATAAAGACTATTTATTAAAATTCTACATTTAAATGATATATTGGTTGATATGACTATAAGCGACTATTGAATAATTTCAATAGTCGCTTGACAAAAGACTTAAATTATGTTATAATATAAATATAGAGAGGTGATACTATTATAAAAACACAAAAAGGAGATGGGAAAATGTTAAAACAGATAGATAAAGATGTAAAATATATGGAAAAAAGATTTTTTGAACTATTAGATATTCATGGGGTTAGTGGTGACGAGGGTAGAGTAAGAGATTACCTTATCAAAGAACTTGCTCAAACAGTTGATAAAATTAAAGTTGATAATTACGGAAACCTACTTGCAGAAAAGAAATTTAATGGTGGTAAAGGTTCGGTAGTAATGTTATCTTCACACATGGATACAGTTAGAGGCGTTTTAAATGATAGAAAAGTAATCAAAGATAATAAGGGTAATATTCATTCTAACAAAGGTGCTTTGGGTGCAGATGATAGAGCAGGTATCGCAATCATTTTAGCAACTTATAAAAAGTTATTAAAAGAAAATGATTTTACTGGTACGGTTAAGTTTGCATTTAGCAGAGAAGAAGAAATTGGTTGTGTTGGTTCAAGTAAGATTGATAAAAATTTCTACAAAGACGTTGATTTAGCCATTGTGGTAGATAGACGTGGGAATAGTGATATTGTAGGTGGTTGTTACAGTGCATTCTGTAGTAATGCTGTAGGAGATTTTATGGAGCATGTAGCTAAGTGTAATAATTTAGATTTTAGAATGGTAGAGGGCGGTATTTCTGATGCAGTGACGTTTTCAGAAAACGGAATCAATTCTGTAAACATTAGCGCAGGATACTATAATGAACACACAGATAAAGAATATGCAAGTATTTATGATATGGAGAAAAGTTTAGACCTTTTGATGGGAACTTTTGACATGGTTAACACCTATAAAGAAGCTTTTGGTAGTGTACCAAAAGATGGAAATGATTGGGTTGGAAAAAAATATAGTTCAGCCTACTTTGAAGATGATTATTATAATTACTACGATGATATGTGGTATGAAGAGTCAGACCCTAACGGTGAAGTATTCGCTTATGGTGACGGTAATAACATTTATATCGAGCAAGGAGACCAACTAATAACATTAAACAAAAGCACGTTAGATTCTATTGTAACACAAATTTATATAGGGGCTGATAAATAATGAAAACAAAAAAGACGTTAAAAAGAACAAAAATGGTAAAAATTAAAGACTTTAACTTATATTATTTTGGAGAAATGATAAAAACAAAAAACGATGATTACATGATTTATTTGAGAGGTGTAAAGCCTTGTATCGGAGGATTCACAGGGTTTTATCTAGGCGACTTTAACCACGACTTTATCAAAAGGATTGACTTTATGTTAAGAGAGATTAGTCACAGTGATATCGCTAAACTAGATAGAAACACACTTGTATATATCGATAGTAAAAACAAAAAAATCTATGCTTTAAAATAAAGGGTTAATTTTACTTTCTGAGCAGGTAGCTTAAACAGAGAAATATAATATACTTAATAATAATATATAAATTAAATAAATAATATATTAAGACATATATAGTATATTATATTTCTCTACTTTGACTACCTTCTAAAAAAGTAAAAATAATTATCATAATCTATTGACAAAAGTATAAAATAATGATATACTATATATATAATAACATAAGAGGTGATAACATGGATTTTGAAACAATTAACCGTGAAGCTAGAAACTTTTTGATTGAAGAGTATAACTTGTATTTACCGTTCGACGTAGAAATTAATGGAAGGCTAACAAGAACTTTTGGTAGGTTTGTTCACAGAGAAAGAGAGGCTCTAAAAGTTGAACTATCTAGACATTTTGTTGAAAATAACAAAAGAGAAGCAGTTTTAGATGTTTTAAAGCATGAACTTATTCATTTTGCAATGTTTGTAAAAGGAAAACAGCACGAAGATGGAAGTAGAGATTTTGAAAGAGAATTAGAAAGACTTGGAGTAGTTAGCCAGAAAAATGTTCACAAATACGATTTTAAAGTTAAACCAAAAAACTATAATATTTACGGTTGTTCAAAGTGTAAAAAAACAATAAAAAGAATTAAAAAGTTAGATACAAATAAATGGATGTGCAGTTGTGGTGGTAATCTTATTCACAACGGAAAGACTAAGGAGGTTTAATAGAAATGATTAAGACAAAGTATTGGGAAATGAGACAAAAGGACTTGGGAAGATTTTGTGGTAACAGAAAACATTACTCACAAATGAGTGACTTTGAAACAAAAAAGATTGATAGAAAGTTGAAAAGGTTTGAGGATTGGGAAATCCTCAAACATGCCAAAGACAGATTAAAAGAAAAAAATATTGGGTGTAAATATGACGATATTGTATCAACTATTTATAATTGTGATATAATTGAGTATAAGATTGACTATAATAAGTTTAAAGAGTGTTATGAAGAAAGAGTTGTTGTTAGGGGTCGTTCGTTGGTAAATGGTTCTTATAACCTAAACGTGGTGTTTAATATCACAACAGGAAGTGTAGTTACAGTTTGGGTGAATCATGTAAAAGATAATCATAAGACATTAGATTTCAGCATCTACAATAAAAGAATGAGAGTTTTTGCATAACTAAAAGGGGGATTTAAATTGTTAGGTTTAAATGAGGTAGAGGCTTTATTAGGAAAGATTGAAGGTCATATTGAGTCGATTAGTACAGATAAGTATTATCACACAAAGAATTTTAAGAGTGACACAGGGGATGAATATAATGTGGTAGTGTTTCATAATATTGATGCCTACACGGACTTTTTAGATGTGATAGAAGGTATCGTTGGTAACGATTTTGATTCACTGTTTGAGTATTTTGGTGAACACGTTTATGATTTAGACCTTGGTAATAAGAAAGAAGAGATGCAAGATTTGTTGTATGATATATTTGGTAATGCATATATCAAAGAAGATTTAATCGAGTGCGATTCATGCGGTTCTGTATACTCACCATTCGGTGCAGGTATTAAAATCAATGATAAGAGCCTATGCCTATCTTGTGTAGCCCCAGAGGACAAAAAAGAGCTACTAGAAACATTCGTTAATAACTATAAAAATGTTAATACCTATTTCACAGATGAAGAGTTGGTTGAGCTTGGTTTTGTAAAGGTTAGTAACGTAGATTTTGTTTATCGTGGTGTTGATTTTGACGTAGACCCAGAAGAGGTTTTAAAGGTTATTAATCAAAAATATGACAAGGTTATTTTTTCATTAGAATACTATGAAGAAGGTCATGTTGAGTATAGTGTGTGGGCGAAAGTGGATTAAACAAAAATAGTCTATACTGTATTTGGTTTTCATATACTGTATAACAGAAACGGTCAAATATTACGGGCAAAAATAGGAAAAATTTTAAAAATTTTTAAGAAAAATATTTATAAAAGTGAAAAACAAGGGGGAAAACGCAGTGAAAACACGAAAAAAGCGTGATAAAAACAGACTTTTAACAACATTGGCGGTCTTGTTTTTTAGTGGTCTAGTTATTTCGATAATTGGATATGCAGTTGTTAACAATTTAGATTCATATAAAACTGAAAGTTATATTGAAAAAAGGTTTGAACAGTTAGAATTGGCATACAAAGACTCTAAAAAAGATGATTTATCAAAAGAGGTTTTTGAAGATGATTATAAGCAAACAGTAGACGAGGTATTAGATGAAAACTTGGATGATGGCGTTGTACAGGTTGAAAATGTTCAAGTAATCAACAACGAGCTTTTTAGATATGATTTATCAGATAAAGAAGTTGAGTTTATCAAAGTGTATCAAAACTTTAACAAAAAATTTGTAGACAATTATATTGATATATCAGACGGGGTACAAAGTTTATATAAAGATACAACTTTATTGAAATCTCAAGATTGGAAAGATGATATTGAAGATTCTTTAGATGATGTTGAGATACTTATAGAATTATTGCAAGAGACTGTAGATGGAAAAAAGTTTCCAGAGAAGTTTGAAAAAAATTTAATAGACCTGCACACAGTTTATGCAAAAACATTGAGTGACACAAAGTCCATGGTTGACAACTATCTTAATGGTGAATCAGAAGCTGGCATGAACTTTGCCCAAAAGATTGAAGATGATATAGAGGTGTTTAGGTACATTGAAAAAGAAGGTGTAAAGTTATATAAATAGCATAAAAAATTGCTATATTCAATAGTTTTATTAAAAAAACATTAAAAAGTAAACAAAAATGTTTACAGAATGTACACAAAGCATTATAATAAAAATAAGTTATCTTGTATATGAGATAAGAAAGGTATGTATTCTTATGATAAATAAGATTTATAAGAAGATTGAACACACTTAATTATAAGGGTTTAACTATAATATTAAAATCATATAAAAAACCCCCCTTATTATTAAGTTTTATATAAAAATAAAAAATAAAAAGATAAAACACGAATATTATTATTGATAAATGGATATAATAATAGTAAGAAAACATTAAGGGGAGATAAACATGATTAAACTAAAAGGGATGCAAATGTATAACCATTCTGTAAAAGAAGAGTTTTTGTCTAACATTAAAGAAGACACCAGACCTTCATATGAAAGAATTTTTAAAATGACAGCAGGAACAGAGGAAGTTTTAGGCAAAGACGTAAGCGAATTTAATTTAAATGAAATCGAAAAATTATTAGTAAGCTTCAAATCAAAATCGAAAAATACTATTGAAGCATATGGTAGAATCATTTCGAGTTATTTAAACTGGTCTGAAAAAACAAAACGGATTCAAAAAAACGTTATGGAAGAATTAAAAACAAATGACTTTGAAAAATTCGTTGTAAAAAGCTTTAACTATTACACAGAAAGAGAAATAAGACTTGTTGAAGATTTTTGTAACAATTATCAAGACGCAGTTATAATCAGATTATTGTTTCTTGGTGTAGGTGGTAAAAAGCTTAGTGAAATTAGAAACTTAAAAATTGATGATGTTGATTTTAAAAACAAAAGAGCTTTAGTTAAGAATTCGTTAAAAGAAGATGAAAATGGGAATCCATTAAAGTTTACTGAAAGAATGGTTGAACTAGACGATAGAGCATTAGATTTTATTGAAAAGGCTAATCAAGAAAAAATTTACCTAAAGAAAAACGGGGATATGGATTTTCACAACAATATTAGACCGTATACGGATTTAATTAAAAATGGATATGTGCTAAAACAATCTCTAACTAGAAACAAAGATACTAAATCGGTCGTGGACAAGTTTGTTTTGTATAGAAGATTATCAACAGTTGCTGAGCTTTTTGGCATTAAAGATTTTAGCTCAAAAAAGATACAGCAAAGTGGTATGTTAAATTTTGCCAAAGATGTTGTTGGTGATGAGGTCACTGTAATAGATTTGAAAATAATCGGGGATAAATTTAATATTAATTCTTATCATAATCTAAAAGGGTTTATTACAAAAGAAAACATTGAAAGATATAAAAACAAAAATAGAGGTGAGAAAAATGAGAACAGTTTCTTTACATGAAACAGATATTATTTTAGATAGAAAGAAGCTAAATAAAATACTGGAATATAAAGGCATGACAAACAAGGATTTGTATTTTAAAGTTACTGATAAATTTGGTCTAGACCTAACTTACAAAGGGTTCATGAGCCTTATCAACAACAAGTCATCTTGGCGACTCCTTTATGCCTACGCAATTGTAAAGTCATTAGACAAAAATTTTGATGATATTTATACCATTATTAAAGTTGACCTTGATAAAAAGATTGAAGAAAAAAGAGAGTGGAGACAAAAATACGAAAAGCAAAAATAAAAACTTTTTGCTTTTCGTATTGACAACATCTGTTTATCATGGTATAATTTAATTATAACTTAAGAAAGGGTGTTTGCATGTACATTGAGGATTTGTTTGAGTCAGAGAAAATGATAAACATGTGCAAAATGGTTTTATCCGATTCAGAATCTATTAAACTATTTTACAACGATTACTACTCACCAGAAAATGGTAACCCAGCTTTTGACCTATTAAGATACAGAGAAGACTTATTAAAAGAAAAACACAACAACCTAGAGGCAGAGGAGTTTTACATAGCTGAAACAAAGCTTGGTTTAAAATGTGCCACAGAATTATTATTCTCTTATCCTTTCTCTAATTCTGAACAAGCTTTGTTTAATATTTGTTTGAAAAAGGGTTTAAATTCAGAATTCATTTTTAATTCTTTTATTGAAGATTTTAAATGTAACATTATCAAAAAAATAGTTCTAAGTTTTACTTGACAAAAGCATTATTATATGATATAATTAATCTTGTTGCTAAAAGGAGAAGAAAAATCTTTCTTATCCTTTACCTATAAAAAGCAAAAATAATAACATTAGGAGGTTTTGCTGAATGGCAGAATTGAAAGAAACAAAAGGTAAATTTAAGGTTGTAGGTAAAGTGTCACGTATTGACCGTGACGGAGCATTTAAAGAAAGTATTATGGATAATCAGAATAACAAAAATCACGGTAGAACTTATCGTGCCTTACGTTTTGGAGTTAAGACGTCAGATACAAATGAAATTTTTGTTGGATGTTTTGACTATGAACCAGAGGAAGTTTTTATGTGGAATAGTGAGATGAAAAAAGCTGACCCTTCATACAAAGGGACACGGGTTCCACTTGGTGATTGGGAAATGAACAAAAGCAAGTACAAAGAAGACGGATACGCTGTTTTACAATCACGTATTGGTCTAGATTGGAAAGACGATGGAAAGCTTGATACAGAAGGTTTACCACGCTATATCACAAGCAAGTTGTTATATGATAATCTTAACAATGGTGACCCAGTTGCTGTAGAAGGTACTGTACGATACAGTGAATACCAGAATCAACAAGGTCAAACAGTGAAAAGGAAAGATTATACAATTGAGAAAGTATTCCGATTAAAGAAATTAGATTTTGATTCAGAAGACTTCAATGAAGTATCTTACTTTGAGCAAGAAGTTGTTTATGTTGATGTAGACATTGATAAGAAAGAGAAGAAAGCTTACTTAACAGGTCGTGTCATTGACTACTTTAAAAACTTTGTTGATATGGATTTTGTGGTCAACTTTGGTACAGAAGATGGTGGTAATGACCCAGATATGGTTAAACTAGCTGAAGCGTTAGCCAAAAAAGTTAAATTTGGTGATGTAATTAATGTTTACGGTAATGCTGTTAATAAGATGATTGTTACTGAAGAAGAAGATGATGAAGTTGATGAAGCAGATGAACTAATCAAAAGCCTTGGTGGTAAGTCTAAGCCTAAACATGCCCAAGGATATGTTGCCAGAACTTATATCACAGAGATGGAAATTGAAGGTATTGACGCTTGGGATGAAAAAGTTTATTCAGAAGATGATTTCATTAAAAAAGAAACTATTGAAAATTCTAAGTCTGGATTAGGCGGTAAAAAGAAAGCTGACCCATTCGCTAACTTAGATGATGATGATGGAATTGAAGACGTTAGTGATGACGAGTTGCCATTCTGATGCAGTACATAATTAAATAAGATATTTTTAACACCATAAAAACAGTAAAAACATAGGTGTAAAATAAAATTAGGAAAACACCCCTTTTGAATAAAAGGGAGAAATTAAATATGGGATTATTAGACAAAATTAAGCCACACAAAGTAGTAGCAGATGCATTTAATTACAAGTACGTTATCGCTGGTAAATAGTTTGCCACATTATGTAGCGATGCATAATTGCAAACCCCTCTATAAAACGGGAAACCCTAAGTCTTAAAGATATGGCGACCCGAACCGAAGTTGTAATTTAAAAGTTACAACAGGTGCAACGAGTAGAAATTGAAACTAAATCTATCATTTAACCTATAAACAAAAAGAGTTTTCTATATTCTGTATAACAGAAACCACTAATTATTACGGGTGATTTTAGGATTAGAATAAAATATTTCCAAGAGAGAGGGGCATCTCACTGAGATGAAAAGGTACTCTGAACTAAAACAGAATCGACTGTTTGTATCTTATATTCCCGGTATAAGAGATGAGGGAAACCTCTAGAATTATCGGATAAAGAGCCGATGAGGTAACAAAATTGAGACCAAAAGCGGGAAAAACAAGTTTAGTATATGGTATTGTAAAAGAAAAATATGACGAAGATTTATCTAAGTTACTCCTTATCGCCTTCGAGAAAGGTTACAACGCTCTTGATGGAATCTATGCGAATGACATTGATGAATGGAGAGACTTCCAAGAGTTAGTTGATGAGCTTGTAGAAAGTAAAGACGATGTTCCATTCAAAGCTTTAGCCCTAGATACAGTTGATGTTATGGGTAAAATGGCTACAGATTACATTCTAAAGACTCAATCACGAAAAGACGGCAAGCGTTATACAGCAATTAATGATTTGGCTTATGGTAAAGGTTATGAGTTGCTTGAGCGTGAAATGTCTGAACAGATTACAAAGCTAGATAAAGCAGGATATTCTTTATTCTTCCTTACGCATGATAAAGACCGACAGTTTGAAACACGTGAGGGATTAAAATATGATAAAACAACACTATCGCTTGGTGGTCGTGTACGTGATTTAGTCCTTAATATGGTAGACTTTATTGTGTTTATTGAGTTAAGCAAAGAACTTGTTAAAGGTGTTGCTGAAGACCGACGCTATATTTATTTCCGTGGTGATAGTGGTCTAGAGGCTGGTAGTCGATTTAAGCATGTGCCCAATCGAATCGAATACTCTTACAAAGGTTTTGTTGATACAGTAGAAGAAGCCATTCTTGCAGAGTATGGCGGAGACAAAAAAGCTGTAGAAAAAGCTAAGAAAGAACAAAACAAGGAAAAAGAAGAGAAGGCAAAAGAGTTTGTTGAAACCACTAAGATTACTGCCGAAGAATTACAAACAAGTATTATTGATTTGGTAAAAGGTTTTGAAGCAGATAAGCGTAAAGATGCAATTGCTATGCTAAAATCTGAGCTTGGTAGCGCAGACCCACGAGAATCAGAAGATACTGACGCTTTAGGCAAAGTTTTAGAAGATTTGAAAAAAATGTAATAAAATAAGGATTTTATCGAGTAAAAAGTACCCCCATAACTATGCTTATGGGGACACTTTTTCTCTAAAAATCCACTAAATTGGAGTGATTTTTTGAGTTATAATAAAAAAGACAAATTATTGCTTATTACTATGGCGATAATCTTTGTTCTTTCACTTTCCTTCACTTTTTATAGAATTAACCAATCGACAGAAAAGGTTTTGGAATTTGAAAACGAAAACGAAATCCTAAAAGAGAATGCGATTCTAAAAGAGGTTGAAATTTCTAATTTGATTTCAGAAAATGAATCGTTAAAAGAATCTGTAAAACAAAAAGATGATGAAATTTTTGAATTGAACCAGAGCCTAGAAAAATCTCAATCGGAAATCGACACACTCAAAAAAGAGGTAAAAAATTTAAAAAAGATTAAATCCTCAACGGTAAAATCAAGCTCTAGCGCAAAGGGAAAAGAGATTAAGGTTTCAGCAACAGCCTATACAGCGACATGTGATGGTTGTAGCGGTATTACATACACTGGTCATGATGTGAGAAATACAATTTATAAAAACGGTAACAGAATCATTGCCGTTGACCCTAGTGTAATTCCGCTTGGGAGTAAAGTAAAAGTTGAAACAGATAATGGATTGAGTTTTGTGGCTACTGCCCAAGACATTGGTGGTGCTATAAAGGGTAGAAAAATTGATATCTTAGTTGCAACTAAATCTAGAGCGTATGAAATCGGTAGGGTTGGGGCTACTGTTAAAATATTAGAATAAGGGGTGTCAGATGGCTATCATTATTTTAGAAGGTTGTGACGGTGTAGGTAAAGATACTGTAGCTGAAAGTATTTCAAAAGATTTAGGTATGCGAATTTTACGTGGCTCATCTTTTGAAATTTCAGAACTTGGTAAAGACGGAATGTTTGATTACATGATGAAATTATTAGATAGCGATAACGTTATTTTAAATAGATTTTTTTATTCAAATATTGTTTACGGCAAAATCTTTAATTACCCCATGATGGATTCAGAGCAATATTCAAAGCTCTTAGAAAAAGTCAATGACAAGGGTGTTCTTGTTGTGAATCTAGTCTCAAGTGAAGATATAATTAAAGACAGGTTGGACAAACGTGGTGATGATAAAGTTAAATCTGAGCATGTTTCTGACATTATTAACTCTTACAGTGATGAGATGAAAGGGTTTTTCAAACCAGAAAAGCTTTTAATAGTTTCTAATGAAAAAGAGTCTGACATACATTTTATTAAAAATATGGTAAAAAATCTTGTAAAAGAGTGATATTGTATCACTCTTTTTTTATTTTGTTTATAAAATCTGTTGACAATAGTTAATAATAATGATATAATGTATTTAAGTTAAAAAGTAAAAATAAAGAAAGTGAGGTTAAACGCAATTGGGAAAAAAGAAAGTAAAAATAGATTTTAATCAGAGAGTTTTTTCTATGTACGGAGAGAACCCTCCATTCTATGACAATACAGAATTTAAAGGTGTAAATGAATACATGTCTGTAAAATGTTCAAAGTGTCACAGAGAAATAAAAAACAAAGCAAGAATGTTTATTAGACCAGACAAACCTTTTAAATGCGGGTACTGTTCTGGAAAATGGAAAAATACTGAAATATTTAAAAAAGAAATTTATAATTTAGTTGGAAACAAATATACACTGATGTCTGAATATAAAGGGGCGCACGAGGTTGTTTTTATTGTTCATAATCTTTGTGGCAAAGACTTTGAGACTACACCAAATAAATTCATAACTAAAAACAAAAGGTGCACAAGCTGTAGCGTTTCCAACGGAGAACAATTAGTAAAAGATTATTTAAATAAAATGGAAGTTGGATACGTATATGATAGAAAATTTATAGGTAATAAAACGTGTTTATCTGAAAATGGTAGAAGTCTTAGATTTGATTTTCAAATTATAAATAATAATGGTAATGTTTGTGGAGTCATAGAGTTTGACGGAGAACAACATAGTTCTGCAAACCATTATTTTCATGATAACGAATATAGAAATACTGATGATATAAAAAATAATTTTTGTAATAAAAATAATATTCCCATACTAAGAATAACTATATGTGAAATTTTAAAATCAAAAAATACTTTATCAACGACAGATAATATATCTATAATTAAACTGAATGAAAAGATAGAGGGATTTATAGATGGTCTAAATGAGGACTTAGATTTAGGAAAAACTATTTTAAGCGAAAGAATAAATAGAAAAAATGAAAAAATTATAAACAAGGGGAATGATATCCTTGAAATATTAAAAGGTGAGAACTTAAACTGGAAATGGATAAAAAATTATGACAGATTATACAAAATAAGCGACAAGGGTGATATTATTAAATTCAATTCAAAAGGAAGCCCAATTAAAAAGATGAGTAGTTTTAAAAATGGTAAATATCTTTCAGTTAATTTAACATACAATAAAAAAACAAGTAACTATAACCTTTCAAAGTTAATATATTCTACTTTTAAAGACATTGAATATGAAAATTTGAAAGACATGTATATACAATATAAAGACGGGAACGAAACCAACACCTCTATTGATAATCTTATATTAATATCTAGAGACGAGTGGAGTAGAAAAACTTTTAATATGAACAAAAAGGGTTGTTTCAAAATAGACCCAAAGACAAAAAACAGAACCTATTATCACCCGATATCTTCTGCCTCAAATGATGGGTATGACCCTAGTGCCATTGTAAAGTGTTGTAAAGGAAAGAATAATATGTACAAAGGATTTTACTGGGAATATGATAATTTTTACTAAACTCAATTTATGGGTATGTGTTATGGAGTCAAAAAGCAAAAGAAAATATTTAAAAGTTTTAAAAAACTATTGACGAATATAAATAATAATGATATAATATATTTATAAGTTAAAGGAGATGATAAAAATAAGTACAGAAAACTTGGATAGAGTAATATTATTTAACACATTTATTGAAATATCTGAAAAAGTAAAAAGGTTAAGCTCTATAGTACAAAATGAACTTGACTTTGAAAATGAAGACCTAGATGAATATTTTGAAGTATTTGATTATGTAATTATGGATTTAAAAGAACAAAAGAAAGAGATTCAACTATTTATTGAATCTCAAACAAATAGCAAGAAGTAAGAAGACAGGATAAGGTGCTGTTATAATACAGCACCGTAACTACTCTGCGCATACTTTGGTGCGCTAAACCTAGAAGTGCCAGATAGAAACAAAATACATATAGTCTTTTGTTTTACGAATATAATAAATCTGGTAACACTCGGTAAGTTCCACTTTGGTTGGAACGGCTGTGTTATGAAAATAGAATATAGCAGAATGTGCAAAATTACTAAATTATCTTTTGAATCATAAAAATAAGTGAAATCAAAATAGCCTCTATAGAGAGGAAAAAACGACACTGGTTTACTTGTTAAAATGATAATTTTAAGAGATTTGATGGTAGGTGTTGAAAGAATACTACTTGCGAGGTTTTGCCACCATTATATTTAGCACAGTAACAAAGGGAAACGGAAGTTCATGAAAGCTGGAAAACGGTTTTGCTACCATTCTATTTAGCACAGTAACAAAGGTTTGATTAATACACCAATATTCATTTTCACGTTTTGCTACCACTCTATTTAGCACGGTAGCAAAGGGCGTTGACAGAGTTGTTTAAGAATATGTTTGTTTTGCCACCATTCTATTTAACACAAGTGGTAAAAAACAAATAAAATAGCGAGTATATTAACATTAACAAAATAAAAGAGTAGAGGTATTAACATGACAACAAAAACACTTAAAATAAAGATTGTAAAACCGCTAGATACAGACTGGAAAGAATTTGGTGAAATTTTAAAAGATATTCAATATGACTCTTGGAAATTATCTAATAAAATGATTCAAGGGCTATGGGAGTTTAATAATGAAAATTTTAAATACAAAGAAAGAACTGGTAATTACATTGACCTAAAAAAAGATAGGTTATTATTTAAAGACCTAGGCAATAGTAAAAAATATTATACAAATGTCTTGTCCGATATAAAAAACCTCTTAAAGAAAGAAGCATACAAACTAAGTAGCAGAGGGTATCAAGCTTTAGGAAAGATGGTTAATGACTCTTGGAATATTCACTACCAAGATATCGTTAATGGAAGGGAATCAATTATCAACTTTAAAAAAAACTTACCAATTGAACTTCACAACTTACAAATGATGAACAATATAACAAAAGAGCTGACACTTAAAAAACAAGACATTAAAGGTAAAGACTGGTACGAAATCTCGTTTAATCTAATTTCAAAAACCTATTCGAAAGAACTTGGCTACAAAAATGGATGGTTTAGAGTTGCTCTTGATGTACGAGATAATTATCAGAAAGCTATTGTTGATAGAGTTATTAGTAAAGAGTATAAATTATCTATGAGCAAGTTAACACAAGATAAAAAAGGTAATTGGTATTTCATGATGGCTTATACGTTTGAACCAAAAAAGAAAGAATTGAATAAAGAAAGAATTATGGGAATTGATTTAGGTGTAAACATTCCTGCTGTTATTGCAATTAATGATGATAATTACTATAAGCAAAATGTTGGTAGCAGAAAAGAGATTCAAGATTTTGAAAAACAAGTCATTGCACGTAAGAAAAGTTTACAAAATCAACGTAAACATTGTGGAGATGGCAGTATTGGTCGTGGGATTAAAACAAGGTTAAAGCCTTTAGATAAGATTGGTAATAAAATTTCAAACTTTAAAAACACTAAAAATCATTGTTGGAGTCGATATATCGTTGATGAGGCTGTTAAAAATGAGTGTGGTGTAATTCAAATGGAAGATTTAAGCGGTATCTCAGACAACAATAAGTTTTTAAAGACTTGGACGTATTATGATTTACAACAAAAAATCGCTTATAAAGCTAAAGAAGTTGGTATTGATATTAAAATGATTAAACCATCGCACACATCAGCACGTTGTAGCAAGTGTGGTCACATCCATAAAAAAGAAGACAAACCTTTATGGAGACCAACGCAAGAACAGTTTAAATGTATGAATTGTGATTATGGTCATAGACGTTTTGTTAATGCGGATTTTAACGCATCTAAAAATATAGCAACAAAAGACATTGAAAAGATTATTGAAAAGCAGTTAAAAGAACAGAAAAAGAAAGAAAACATTAATTTGAAAAAGAATTATGATTTAGTAGAAGAAAATATGTAGTTAAAAATTAGGAGGAGTTTTTTTATGGGAAAAGTAGTAGTTAGTATTTATCACACATATGGCAAAGGTGACGGAGAAGAGTTGTCTGACAGATATATTATTAATAATACAAAAGAAGAGCGTGAAGGTATTTTTGAAACTTTTGGTTATGATGAAGCTGTAGACAATAAAAAAGATTTCATTAATGGTAAAATTGACCAATTCAGTTTTGATAAGTTTGGTGGGGATTGGGATGAACCAACAGGTGGATATATTTTAATTGATACAAAAGAAGAACTTGTTTCTCAAGCAGAGAATAACTATAAAAAAGAATTAGCTAAAATTGATGAGTTATTTTCTCGTTAAATTTAGACAGGAGGGAAAGTATGTTAAAATTTTGTGTGGAACAATGGGATAAAAACAAGAATTTATTAAGAGATGATATTGAGTTTGACAAAGAATTTTACAAATATTGTTATTATAAAGACCTTGTTTCTAAAATTGTTGAAATTATTTTTAATACAGATAATGAAAAAAAGTGTGACATTGAAAATATCACATGTGTTGATAACGGTGACTATCAAGGTGTTCAACTGTTTTTAATACCAAGGGATTGTTATCAACCGACCGAAACAGAATATTTAATGACATATGTTAATTATGGTTCATGTAGTGGATGTGACACTCTATTGTATGCTCAAAGCAGTGATGATACACTTGTTAATGATATTATGACACTATCATTACATATTGTACAAAACACAACGAAACCATATAAGGGCGGATGGGGATATTATAATTTTGAAAATGTGGAGGTTGATAAAGATTATGGGAAAAACTAAGGTTGTTATCAAAGAAGTTGGGTTTAAATTTTCACCCAGTGTTTATGATAAAGCTAATGTAGGTTTAAGCGCAGGCTATAATGTAAAATTGACTGAATCTATGTACGTCTACGATGCTGTTTTTATGAATATTGATGCAGATACTGTTTCTGTTGGAAGTAAAATTAATTACGGTGAAAAATATTATATTGTTGAAAGTGTAGAAACTTTACATATAGTTGGAGATGAATTAGAGCAAGATGTAAAAAAAGTAATTAATGTAAGACCAGAAAAAGATAATCTAGAAAATAAGGAAACAACTATCTCTTATAGCAGTTTGATTGAATTTGAAAAAGAGCTGAAAAAACAACTTGAAGACAAACAATATGAATATTTAATTGCAAAAGAAAAAATTCGTGAACTAGACTGTAAACTAGGAGCATATAAAAATAAACACAAAAAACTTAAAAAACTACTGTTTTTCTGGAAAAGGTAAAAATAAAGGAGGGTCGATAATGGACGTAATTAAAAGAATAGATATCAAAGAGTTTCGAGAAAAAGGGTATCTACAAGAAATTAATAGACAATTTTTACACCCCTTGGGATTAGCTTTAGAGATTATTTTTGATGAAGATGGTGTAGAGCATTTGGGTGGTATATGGGATTATCGTGAAGACCCAGAAGGCATTTATTTTTCTGAAGAAATTGTTAAATTAGATAGATTTAGTGATTCCATAGAGTTTATCGAAAACGAAAAGAAAAAGAGGGAAAATGAGAGAATTAAAAAATTTGGCAGTGTAATACAAACCCCTGGTAAAAAAGACTGATTTTTATAGTTTTAAGAATCCCCTCTATAGAGCATAAAAAAGGGTACTAAAAAACTTGATAAAAGAATAGTTTTATCAACAACAAATCTAAAAATAAGGTATATATAAAAATATGCCTTATTTTTCTATTTAGGCATATTTACCCTTGACAAAAATCAATAATAATAGTATAATTATATTATGATACAAAAAGGAGGAGAAAAAATGGGCAGAGTAGTTAAATGTCAATATTGTGGCGAAAAAGATACAGAAACTCAAGATATGGAGTTTGAGGTTGTAGGTGTTTCTAAGCCACAAAAAAAGTATTATCACAAACAATGTTACCCTAATTATCTAGAAGAAAAAGAATTCAAAGAGAAAGAGCGCAAAGAAAAGGATGAATTAGTAGAGGTAATTAAAGATATTTACGGTGTTAAAGACTTACCATATCAAGTATTCCCTTTACTTGAAAGCTTAAGAAACGGTGAGCAAGTTTTTGGGGGAAGAAAAGAAAACAAGCGATATAAACAAGGTTATACCTACCCCATTATTATGGAAACATATAAATATTGCCAAGATACCATTGAGTATTGGAATAGTGTTAAGAATTTTGACGGGTTTATTGGTGCATTTAAATATGGGTTATCGATTGTTTTAGACAAGTTATACATAGTAGAATCAAGAGAAAAAGAAAAAGAGCAAAAAGAAAAAATTATGGATTCGTTTATGGATAATAATGCAGGATTCCATGACGAGTTTACTACAAATTATAAAAAGAAAAACAATAAGAATGATGACATTTTAGATTTTCTTGATTGAGAGGTAGATTTTATTGGCAAAAGATAAAACAGATGAGCTTATTAAGAAACAGGTAGAAGAAATTAACAAAACTGCCGAGGTAAACGAATCATATTTGATTGGCTTATTGTGGTCAGACCCATTTGAAAACTATACAGAATATAGTGAAGTCCTAAACCAAGATGAATTTATCCATGATGTATGGGGATTCTTTTTTGAATTTGGTCGAAGAATGTTTAAAGATGGTGTTAATAAATTTGATGAAATTACTGTAAAAATGAAGTTAAAAGAGTATAATATTGAAGAAGAATTTAATAGCTATAACGGTTTCAGCACAATTCATGATGTAGTAGATATTGTACAGCACTATAAAGATAATATTGAATACTATTATGAAACAGTAAAAAAGAATTATGTTGTTAGACAGCTTTTTCTTCTCTTTGGAAAAAAGGTTTTACTTGCATCTGGTAAGTATGACTGGAAAAAGATGAATCGTGAACAGTTGGTTAAATATTGGAATGATAAACTTAATAACATATCTATGAACAATGTTTCTACATATGATATCGAAAACCTTTATATTGAGGCTGATGAGTTTATTGAAAGGCTAGAAAAAGATGCGTCTGATATGCTACCATACTACAACAGTAAACTATTAAATACAATCTCTCAAGGTACACCACGTGGACACGTAACAATGATTGGCGGTTTTGGGGGTAGTGGTAAATCAAGTATCACGGCATCTAAATTTATTATGTCTTGTATAGAAAATAAAGAGAGAACAATTGTTGTCTTAAATGAGGAAGATGCGCAGGCTTTTAGACAGAAAATTGTTTTAACAATACTTTACTATGAGTTCTCTACTGGTATTGACAGAAAAAGAATGGTCAATGGTAGTTTAGACGAAAAAGATAAAGTAAAAATCAGACATGCATTTAAACGCATGAAAGAGCTTATGGATGGTGAAGATGCCTTAATCAAGGTTTTATTTATGGAAAGATATGTAATGAAAGACCTTGAGAAAATTGTAAGATTTTGGGCTAATAGAGGTTATGATAATTTGCTTATCGATACGCACAAGCCATCAGATGATTCAGAGCATGATTCCAGATGGGAGACATTTACGGAAGATATGAAAACAATTTATCGATGGACACGTAAGAATGCGGGAGGTATGAACCTTAGAACAGTGGTGACATTCCAGTTAGCTGATACCGCTGTCAGATACAGATATTTAGATTTTGAGGCTATTGGTGAGGGTAAAAAAGCTAAGAACGAGGCTTCAATCATGTATATGTTTAGAACAGCTTGGGCTGATGAATATGAGGGTGGTAAAAGAGAGCTTGACTGTTATACTCTCAAAAAGATGCCTAATGGGGAATATGGTAAAGTACCTTTTAAGCTAGAAAGTGGTAAAACATACTATCTTTGGTTTACACCTAAAAACAGGTTTGGGCAAGCAAATGATACAGGGTTACCAGTATTAATTGTAGAGCCAATGTTTAATGCTAACGTGTTTAAAGAAATAGGTTGGTGTTATGTAGCAAATGATAAATCTGGTAGATAATCTATTGACTAATGTAAAAAATAATGGTATAATGTATTTATCATGTTGTTGAGAAGGTGTGATAATGTCCGATTTAAAATTAATTAAAAATAGACTTAGGGATTATGACAAGATTGAAAAATTATTAGAGAAGATGGGTTGTGAATATGTTAAAATGGAACAAGGTGGTGACTTGGTTACAGCCATGTTACCGCCCAAGTTCAACAGCAGTAATAAAAGAGCTTTACAAGTTAGAATGAACGACTCAATATATTGTCAAATAAGAAATCGTGGAGATTTTAATGGTGGTAGCATATTCGACTTAGTTTCATATATTCAATTTGATAAACGTGGAGAAAAAGAAATAAATAAAAATTTACCAAAATCAAAGGAATATATATGTAAAACTTTTGGTTGGGAAGAGTATTTAGGTAATAAAAACAATGTATTTGTGAAAGATTACACAGCTTCATTGAAAGAGCTTATTGGTGGTAAAAGAAAACGAAACAATTTTGTTCCAAATGAGGTTATTAGTGAATCTATACTAAATCAGTTTTACATTGATAATCAACCAGTGCCATATTATGAATGGGTAAAAGAGGGTATACCATCATATGTACAAAGGTTATATGGTATCGGCTTTGACTTACTTAGTAGACGTGTAACAATACCTTTAAGAAATACAAAAGGTCAATTAGTTGGAGTAAAGGGTCGTACAGTTGAAGAAAAAGATAAAGAAGATAGAAAATATTTGTACTTATATCGATGTAATAATAGATATGAATGGTTTAATTTCTATATTGCTAAAGATTATATTATAAAAAGTAAAAAAGTTTTCATTTTTGAATCAGAAAAATCTGTTATGAAAGCAGTTTCATACGGGTATTTTAATTGTTTATCAATAGGTGCTACAGATATTTCTTCTGAGCAATCGAATCTTTTAAATAGCTTAGGTGAAGATATTGAAAAAGTTTTATGCTATGACAAGGACAAAACGATTGATGAAGTTACTGAACAGGTAAATAGATTGGGTTCAAATAATGTTTATGCGATGATTGACACCGATGATTTTCTTGAAGGCAAAGACGCTCCAGTAGACAAGGGTAAAGTTATCTGGGAAAATTTAGTAGACAATTATGTGTATGAACTTTCAACAGAGAAGCAAGAGTAAAAAATAATGATATAAAAATAATGTTTATAAAGGGGTTTTTCTATGAGTTACAGTTTAAAAGATATTGAAAATGGTTACGTAGAAATGGGCAAGATTAATTTAGAAATCAGCGAAAGTTGGTTTGTGGCAGAAAATGAATCAATGAAAAACCTTGAAAGTAATATTGGTGGTGTTGAAAATGAGTAAGATTCATTGGGTAGAACGAAAAGCAAAAAAAGAAGTGTCAGATTTTGACAGCATTCAAGAAAAAATCTGTAAGATTAGGGGAATTGATGAGCCGAGTCGATTTTTCAGCCCAACAGAAAATGAACTCTTTGACCCAAATCTTTTAAAAAATGTGGATTTGGTAATTAAAAGAATTACAAAAGCTATCGAAAACAAAGATAAAGTTTGTATCAGTTTTGACTGTGATGTTGATGGTATTACAAGCGGTGTCATTACATATAGATATTTAAAAGAATATATTGGTGAAGAAAATTTATCATATATTTATAGTGAACGTGGTGACGGTCACGGAATTAATGAACAGATTGACTTAGACTTTGTTAAAAAGAAACATATTGATGAAGATGGAGAAATTATTGGGGAAGCAAGAAAAGAAAGATATGAATTAAATTCTGAAAATATTCAAAAAATTAAAGATTCAGACCTTTTAATTATTGTTGACTCCTCAACAAACGATGCAGACGGATGTAAGAAAATTAAAGAAGAGTATAAAACAGATGTTTTAATCATTGACCACCACGAAGTAGAAAACGAAAATGAATATGCTGTTATCGTTAATCCTAAACAGAATGGTTGTAAATACCCTAACAAAGAATTATCTGGTGCAGGGGTTGTTTATAAGGTTTTAACAGTATTAGAAGAGTCGCTTGGTGAAGCAGGAAATGTTAATGTTGAATACTTTTCAGATTTAGTGGCACTAGGTATGTATGCAGATGTCATGCCAGTAGACGTATACGAAAATAGATACCTAATCATGCATGGACTAAGAAATATTAAAAATGTTGGGGTAAAGCGTATTTTGAAAGGTGCTAAAGAAGATTTATTCAAATTAAACTCTGATTCAATTGGGTTTTCTATTGCACCTTTAATTAATGGTGTTGCAAGATTAAATCAGATTAAACTAGCGATTGATATTCTTTTAACAGATGATGACGATGTTGCAAAGAAAATTAGATTAAAAATGCACAAGCTAAACGAGAAACGTAAGATTATGCAAAAAGAAATTATTGAACGATATGAAAGTATGTTAGATATTAATCATAAAATTATCTTAATCAGTGATGATGAGAGTAGTAAGGGATTTAATGGTCTTGTTGCTCAAAACTTAGCTAGTAAATACCAAAGACCAGTAATTGTTGGTCGTGACCATAGTGGTAATTTTAGTGGAAGCTTCAGAAGTATCAATAGTTTTAATTTAAAAGAGTTTTTGTCTAATTCTGGACTAACAGAAGAAGTTATGGGTCACAATCAAGCTGGTGGTTTCACTATTAAATCGGAAAAAATTGATGAACTAGTTGAATATATTGAAGAAAACATGCCAGACCTGTCAGAGACAGAACAATATTATACATACGATTTTGAATTATCTCCACAAGAAATTGATGATGATTTAATTAAAGTGATTGAATACGCAAACCTTGTCACTGGTAATAGATTTCCAAAGATTGTTGTTAGAGTTAATGACATTTTGATTGAATCGGTAAACACAATTGGTAAAACCATGGAGACTAGAAAATTTAAAACACTAGGTAATCTTGAAATGATTAAGTTTAAAGTTAGTGAAAACTATGCAAGAGAAGTTAATGGTTTTGACTCTTTAGATGTCATTGGAGACTTATCTAATAACGAGTGGTACAATTTTAAGACAAAAGTAAAAACTATAACACCTCAGATTAAAATTTTAGACTATAAGAAACAATAATCTAAAACAGACCTAATAAAAGTGAATTAGGTCTGTTTTTCTATTGACAAAAGATAATTATAATGATATAATATAATTATAATGAAAAGGATGTGATAACGTGGTATCAAGATTAATAGGATACATTAAAAAAGCATGGTTATTCAGTACAAATAACATCTGATTTTAACAGTGGTGAATATGAAGTTGCGTGTATTCATTTTAAGGATAGAACGCTTGAAAAAATGAGAGGAGATAATTTAGAAAAATTATTAAAAGAGATGCTTAATTATATCTTAAGGTTAAGAAGTTGGAAAGATTCTAGAAATTTATTTTAAAGAATAACAGGTCAGAACCGAGAGATAAATGATTTAAAAAATAGGGACAAAATAGGGACAAAATAGGGACAGAAAGGGGACAAAACATGCCTCACGCATTAATGCCGACACTTATATATAGGGGTAATTATTACGAATTTTGGCGGAAAAGTCCGAGCGATTATGAGTTAGAGATGATGTGGGTTAAAAATCCGTATGCGAAAATTAGAATGGAACAAAAATACGTTTTTTACAGCAGAGAAAACGGTAATACACTGTTTTTGAGTTATGAAGAAATGGTAAAAACAATCTTGGGAGATGAATAAATGTTCATAAAACTAACGCTAAGAAGTGGTAAAAGCATGTGGTTTAACGTATTTTTAATGGAATCAATTACAGACGAAGATTTATACTCTAACGTTTTATTTAGAGGCAATGAAAATCCTATCGAAGTTAAAGAAACACCGAAAGAAATAGTTAAGGTGATTGAGGAGATGAAGAAATGATTATAACCGATAAAAAAGCTATACGGTACGACTATAATAATGGTTGTCTGATAATCGATGATGAATATCTTGTTGAAGAAGATAGGTATTCTGTGTTAGATGTAAAAGAATCTTTAGGCATGAAAGCATTAGGCAGGATTTATTTTCATTCATATAGTAATCTTGATTACACGACAGGAGAGCCAGTTGAAAAAGCAATTATTTCTGGTGGAGAACGAGGTGTTGAGGAAAGATATCTAAAGCCTGGAGTTAGAGTATACACCGAGGAACAGGTTAAAACAATTATTTTAAAAGGTTTATACGAAGATAATGAAGAATTAAATCCTAAATTGCCTAATGATGTTTGGGTATTATTAGAAGAATTGTCTAACAACAAGGCTAAAAACAAATCAAAAAGAGCTAAAGATATTCTTGGGAAATATTCAAAAATAGACTTTAGAACGGGAGAGAAAAATAGTGAATCTAGAAGAGATTAAAGACAGATATATGGATTATGAGTATGACTTTAATTTGAAGAAAGAACATGTGAATTGGCTTATTAAACAGTCAGAAAAGATTGAGCAAATCAAAAAGATTGTAATCGAGTCTACAGACACAGATAATTTGTATTTTAATGACGATGGGTCAATTAAATATTTGGGCGATAGAGAAACTTTAAATGAGATTGAAAAATTATTAGTACCTGTAAATTGAGCAAGTTATAAAGAAAGGATTTGACAGAATGAAGTTAATTTTCAAAGGAAAGGTCGAATTAGGTGATGACTGCAGAACTGGATACAACAACTTGTCAGATGGTGCTGTAATTATTGGAGATATTGATGTGATTAAAGAAATCTACGAGACTTTTAACAGTGACCAAAAGGTGACGGTAGGAATCGCTAGTAAAGACTTTGATGGTGAATTATTTGTACAGTGTGGCTGGGGCTATAGCGAATATACACCAATGGAACAAGATGAACTACGAGTTGGAGAACATAACATTATAGATATATTATCTGATTACGAAAATGAAGAAGTTACTTTGTTTATATCTGATAGTCCAATAAATTTACTTGAGGAGATGACAGAATGA